AGTTCGATTCTCTCATCCCCTGCTATTTTTCAAGGAGAAGAAACACCGCAAACCCACATAAACACTGAATGAAAGGAGATTTTTTGAACATCGTCTTTTTACAGGAAAATAAAGAGGTAATCAAGAAAGTAATCATAGAAATTTAGCAAACGCCGTAATGGCGTTATTTTTTTGCTTATTTTTTGGCGGATAACTGTCGGAAACATGACGGTTAATCCGTCTTTTTTTATGTCAAAATATAATCAGAAAGAGAGGTAGTGCGAATGTTTTCAGATGAAATTAGAGAAAAAATCTTGAGCAAAGAAGAATTACAAAAACTTGACTTAGTAACATTATCTCTTGTTATCCACGCAATCGAAGAAGTCTTGGAGGAGGTAGAAGATGATAAACAATCCTTATCAGACAACACCTATGATGAACAATAATTATATGCCTATGCAGAATCCATATGCGGATAGAATGAACTTTTTGCAAAATTATCAGCAGAGCTTACAACAGCCAGTGGCAGGGACACAAATGTCCTTAGCAAATCAACAGCCTATGCCGCAGCAGATAGCAGGCATTAATGGACGAATAGTACAGGCAGTTGAAAATATTAATGCAAATGAAGTGCCTATGGATGGCTCAATGGCATTTTTCCCTAAACAGGATATGTCGGAAATTTATGTCAAGGGTTGGAACGCTGACGGAACCATTAATACGATTGTGTATAAGCCTTATACAGCCCCAAAAGATAATCAGACAGTAAATACTATGGCTAATACAGAAAATGCTAAATTTACCCTATCAGACGAAAGCACACAGCTATTCTTAAATAAGTTTGAAGAGTTATCGGAGAAAATAGGACAGTTGGAAGATAGATTTGACAAATCTTTGGGACCACAGAGAAAAACTTCGCGAACTCAAAGCAAAGGCGGTGATGAAGAATGAATCAGCAGTTAATTCAAACTATAAATCAGCTTAGGTCAATTCGGAATCCGCAGCAAATGGCTATGAATTGTTTGCAACAGTCGGCACAACGTGGAAATCCTATGGCAAAAAATTTGCTTAATCAGATAAACAGTGGAAACACACAAGGTGCAGAACAAATTTTAAGTAATTTTATGAATACGCAAGGAATAAACCTTAATGATATTAAGGGAATGATGAATTAGGACATTTTGGGTGGTGCGCACATAATGACCGGTTATCCCATTTGTTAATAAAATAAATGGAGGTAAACAAGATGTTTAATTCAAACGGAGTTAGTCTCGCAGATATTGCCGCAGTAACAGGCAATAATCGTAATAACGATGGTATGTGGGGCGATGGTGCATGGTGGATTGTAATTCTCTTAATCTTTGGCTGGGGAAATAACGGCTGGGGCGGTTTCGGTGGAAATGGCAACGGCGCAGGCTACACAGACGCGGCTATTCAGAGAGGGTTTGACAATCAGGCAGTTATTAGCAAGTTAGATGGTATTTCCAACGGACTTTGTGATGGCTTCTATGCCATGAACAACAGTATACTCACAGGCTTTAATGGTATTAACACAAATATCATGCAGACCGGATACGGCATACAACAGGCGGTAAACGCTGATACAGTTGCTAATATGCAGAATACCAATGCTTTACAGTCACAGCTTGCTAACTGCTGCTGCGAGACGAGAGAAGCTATACAGGGAATTAATTACAACTTAGCAACTAACACTTGTGCTTTACAGAACACAATGAACAATAACACAAGAGATATTATTGACAGCCAGCAGGCAGGAACGAGAGCTATTCTTGATTACTTATGTACAAAGGAAAATGCAGATTTGAGAGATAAGGTACAGAAACTTGAGCTTTCTGCTTCACAGGATAGACAGAATGCACTTCTGACTACTGCAATGACGGCACAGACACAGCAGATCGTCAATTCTGTAAATCCACCGGCAGTCCCAGCATATGTCGTTCCAAATCCAAATGCGTACGCTTATGGATGCGGATGTAATCAGAGTTGCGGATGCTAATTACAACAGAATAATTGAGTATCTTAATTGAGTTTAACTCGATTATGTCTGCTAAGCAGTATTACTTATAATCAAAGGGCAGGCTATAATGTTTGCCCTTATTTTTTTTGAAAGAGAGGTAAAGATAATGGAAATAACAGGAATTGCATTACAAACAGTCGCCGCCGGAGAAGATGTTGCATTTACAGAAACACCGGTATGCGGTAGCAAATGTATAGTCCACAGACAGGGAAGCGGAATTATCAAGTTAAGAGGTATTACAAATCAGTGCAAGGCAAGATTTTTAGTATCTTATAGCGGAAACATTCAGATACCTACAGGTGGTACAGTTGAAGCTATATCACTTGCCATTGCAGTAGACGGAGAACCTTTACAGTCAACACGAATGATTGTAACACCAGCCGCAGTTGAAAATTTATTTAACGTATCAGCACAGGCATATGTTGATGTACCTTGTGGCTGTTGCAGTACAGTAGCGGTGCAGAATACATCAGCACAGGCTATTGAAGTACAGAACAGTAATTTGATTGCAGTAAGGGAGGCTTGATATTATGCATAAATGGGCTAAACAGATTATGGAATGTGTCAAGGCTAAAGTTGACGGCATTGGAATTGACAATTTTGAGGGGCAGAACCTTGACGATTTAAAGGATTTTACAGAAATAGCGAAAAACATAGCTTGTTTTGACAAGGATTACAGAATTGTTGAAGCTATGGAAAAGTCAGAAGATAACGAAGACATTATGCGTATGCTTGAACAGTATGAAGATTATCCGGACAGAAGATACTATGACCATTACCGCTATGCAAATGGCAGATTTGCACCGAAAGGCAAGGGGACATATCGCAGAGGATATGAAGAACCACCTTATATGCACATGTACCCAGAAGCAGAGCATATGAGGGATATGGATAGAGATTATGGCAAGATGTACTATACAGAGCCAATGTCTGAAAGCAGTTATGACAGAGCAAAGAGAAACTACACAGAAACTAAGGAAATGCACAAGAATAACACGCCAGAAGATAAGGAACACAAGATGAAGTCACTTGACAGCTACACTAAGGAACTTGCAAGCGATATTACAGGTATGGTGGCTGATATGTCGGCAGAAGAGAAGAACTTGCTTAGAACAAAATTAAGTACTCTTGTATCTAAGATATGATTTTAAGGGCTATGAGTAGCAATATTCATAGCCTGTTTTATTTAGAAAGGAGCATACAGATGATTTTTAGCATTAATGGCACAATGTGGCAAGTGCAATATAAAAATTCAAATTCGGGTGAATTAAAGCGGTCAGACGGCACAATCAGCTTAGGTGTAACTGATAGAAATATACATACAATTTATCTGTCAAACGCCTTGCGTGGATTTATGCAACGCAAAGTGCTGATACATGAAGTATGCCATGCAATCTGTATGTCCTATGATGTGTATTTGCCTATCGAACAGGAAGAGATATTGTGTGATTTTGTAGCAACATACGGAGATGAAGTGTTTGACATTGTTGATATGGTTTTAGGAGCAATTAGGAGAGCAGGATAATGAGTATTGATGAGCTGTTAAAGATAATTCAAAAGACTAATCCGACTATGACTAAGGAATTGTTGATATATGAGCTTGGTCAATGTCGGTATTCAAGTAAAGCATTAATTTATACAGAAAGTTGTTGTGTTGACAATAATATTTAAAAATGCTATTATTTAATAGATGTAAACAATTGATAATTAATATATCATTTTACCTTAATAGAACCATAGTGGAAAGTTGCATTGATACATTTTTGTATAGGTGCAACTTATTTTATTTTAGAGGTTTTATTATGAGAGTTGTAAGATTAAAAATGTATCAAGAAATGGCTAGATTCAATAATCCATCAGCGCCAAAAGGTGCAGATTGCTACCCTTTGCCACCATTTAGCACAGTTAATGGGTTTATTCATTCAATGTGTCAATGGAAAAGGTATCATAAATTAGATTATTTTGTTACTGGCAAAGGAATTTATAATACTAAGGTGCAAAAAGAATGGCACGGTGGCTATAATTTCAACAAAATTAGCGATGAAATGCTTAATCGTTGGGATGTCATAACAGATAACGCAAACGGAAGTCATACGGGTTGGGTCAATGCAGTTAAATATCATTTGATGTTGGTTGATTTATATACAACTATATACATCAAAGCTGATGATAGTGACATAGATGATATATACCATGCGTTACTAAACCCACCGGTATATCCATCATTAGGTGAGTATGGTGATTTATGTAAGATTGAAGTGGTAGATATTGTAGAACTTAAGGAGCTTGACAAACCCATATCAGCTCCATTAGATACACAATCTTATATTCCTGTTAATAAAGGCAATTTTGCAGGAACTATCTATAGAATTAATAACAAATATGAAATTATCAAAGGTTTCAGGCGATTCCAGAAAGTTTCTTGTTACTTGGTGGATAAAGGACAGGAAGTTGTTAGTAATCTTTTTGATGACGATAAACCGATTATTTTTATAGATTAATTTAAACCCCACGGAATATAATGCAACTTTTTTGCTACCTCCGTGGGGTTCTCTTTTATATTCGCAATTTCGATTTTGACAATTTTTAAAATCCGTTTCGGATTTCGTTCAAATCCTACTTAAAAAATTGAAAAAATTTTTTAAAAATTTTAAATGCGCCGTTTCAAATACCCCCGTCACTTTCAATTTTGAAATCCAAAAATCGGTTACACAGAATTTCAATTTTTGCTCCCGATTTTGTTCAAATTTGCCCTGAAAAATTGATGAAAAACTTTAACAGATTAAAGTGCATTATATAAACTTGACCGGCTGCGGTTCGTGCTTGTTTTGCTAAATGCATTATTTTTATTTGGCATATCTTCGATAATATCGGAATATCTGTTATATATATCGTTTTCTGCTTCTTGTCTGGCTTTAATAGCACTATCTTTAGTCGCAAAATATCCCAAATGATGATTTACGCCATCGAAGTATATTCTAGCTTGCCATTTCTGCTTGTCTCCGCGCCAAGAAACACCAGGGCAACCACTTGTATTTCTTGCGGTTTTCTTTCCTAAGTGTACAAGACTCTCTGCTTTAACATTGCTATTTGGTATGCAGCCCTCTGTAAGACAGCCGCAAGAATATCTTTTCTTTAAATGGGAAATAGGCAAGGTTATTATATTCTCGCATTTACATTTACAAATATATTGTGTTCTGCCATCTTCACCGATTTCTGTACCAATAACCTTAAGTAAGCCGAATTTATCACCAATTTTTACGCACCCTTTGCCGAGATGTTTTTCTTTTTGGTATTTTTTTTGATAACAACCACAACTTTTTATTTTCTGCGATGTTATCGCGCTTGTTTGTGCATAAAAAATATTGCTGCATTCGCACAGACATTTCCAACGGAGAGTGTTTTTGTTTTTATATTCGATATGTACAGGTTCTAAAACTGTGAAATGTGGAAATTTTTGTTTTGTTAAATCGCATTTTATTTTTCGCATTTTTTCTCCTTGTTGTGTACAAATAAGCAAAGCTTTTTGCCTTGCTTATGATTTAGTACATATTCAAAGAAGCTGATTTTTGATTTCTTCATTGGTAAGCTTTTTCAGATTGTCGACATATACGCACGCTTCGCGATTGTCTTCTAACAGAATCCAGACAACATCTCGACCGTTTCTGCATGTATTTAAAGATATAGTGTCGTCATCTATCCATCTCTGAATATCATCATCGCTTAAATCGCAATTGAAAAGACTTAGTGCTTCGTCAATTGCTTCTCTTTCCTTGCTTGTAACTTCTCTGTCTGCGTACCATTCCATACTTTTATACCTCCATTTTTTAAAAAATTAATAAATAAAGATATACTATTTTAATCTACCAAGTAGAAATTAATAATAATATATCATTTATTACCATAAAAATCAATCATTTATGGCGAGAGCAAGCCGGGGAATCGAACCCCCGGAAAATGCCAGACTTGCTATTATATTGCTTCTTTTTCTTTGCTAATTTCTGCCGCAATTATTCCCTGCTCAAGAAAATAACGCAGTGCGCTATCTCCGAAACGCTGTATATAATATTCTGCAAGCTCCGAAGTGCTAAAAGTGTCTAATGCTGTGCCGACATCGCTATATATTCCGTTATATGTTCTTTTTCTGTTTTCTAGTGCTTTATCAATAGGGCTTTTTGGCTCTTTCTCTTTAACTCCTACAAGCCTATCAGCTCGCATTGTTCTAATGTGTTCGTTTCCGCTTTCGTCGGAAATAATAACGCATTTAACGCTTTTTCCGCTCTTTGTTGGCTCTATGCTTTTGACTGTGGAAGTGTAACCATAATTCCAAACTGTAATCATCCCCGGCTTTAATTCTGCCGCCGTAATTGCTTTTTGTGGTGTGTGTATTCCTTGCAGTTTAATTGTTTTCATAATATCAACCATCCTTTCATTGTGTGCCCTGTCTCATCGGTGCGGGTGGGGCAGTTCCTGCAGACGGTGGAACTTCCACCGTTTCGACTAATTAACACCGTACAATTTAGTTGTTTTTCTGAAAGTCTTAATAACTCCGCCCGGCGTCCCGTCTTTCTGTGTTCTCCAGTGTGTCGGAAAACTCGAAAAGTCGGAGCAGAGGCGAACCGTTATCGTTTTCTCAGTCTCTTTTACAATTTCTACAACATCAAACAGAAATCCGTCTGACTCTGCTAATTGTGTGCCTACTTTTATATTACTTGCATTAATAATCATGTGAAAACCTCCTTTATATGTGCTTGTCTCATCAGTGGCAAGGTTGCAACCCTACACCAGACCGCCGGGCGGCGGTTTCGACTTAAATAATTTCTAAATATCCTAAGATTTCAACATCTGATGGAATACAAAAGAACATTACGCCAGATGGCTCATATTCCGGAACATAGGAAGCATGATAGCTTTTCCCATAGTTGCCGATTGCTAAATATTCCCCGGCTATATGCTTCTTTGCGATTTCCTCAAAACTTATCAAATCCTCTGTATTTATCTTTCTTTCTGCAAGTGTCATATTTCTATACCTCCTCTATATATATTCTTTCTTCTGATCCTGTCTCATCATCTTCATAAACTCCGCCTAAATCATCAAACCAGCTTTCAGCTCCTCGGCGGCTGTATGTCTCGCCACCTAATAAAACTTTTCCGCTTTCTGTTACAAGTCTGTATTGATTATCCATGTTTGCGCCCTCACTTTCTTTATTTGTATAATTATAATAGCATATTGCCTTTATAATTGCAATAGTTAATTGCAATAAAAATAAAATAAATTATTGCAATTTAAAATTGATATATCAATAGAGATAATTAATACTTGACATATAGCAATTATTTATTGTATTTTATAATTGCAATATTAAAATACAATATAAAAGAGGTGCTTATATATGATTAAAACAGACAAAGAAATTGCAGAGAAGGCAAGAGAGAGAGCAAGAAAGCAGAACGAAGCTGCAAAAAACAACTGGGATTGTATTACTTGCAGACTTCCAAAAGGCACAAAGGAACGCATACAGGCGCAAGGCTTAACAATTAACGGATTTGTCAATGAATTAGTGCTTGCAGAGTTGGAACGCTTGGAAGCTCCGACAGCTCCAACAAATAACGGCGACAGCTCCGAAAAGTGCCCATTTTAATTTTAAAAAATATGCAATTATGTATTGCACTTATGTATTGCATGTGTTATTATAATTACAGAAATTAAGAAAGGACAGCCGAAAGGCTGAAAGGTGCAGAATATGAGATTATTTTTAGCAATCAAGAAAGATGAGCAGAAAAGGGAATATATAGCTGCGATTATTAATTCAAAAAGTTATCCAAGTACATATGCAGCGGATAATAAAGGCGTGCGAATTGTGGAATTGCCAGAAATTAAAGACGGCGAAAAAGTGACAGGCTGTCACATATGCTTATAAGAAAGATTAAAAGGTGGACGATATGGCAGTGACAAAATCATGGAAAATATACGGAATGGACGGACATAGGCAAAGAGAGAGCTTTGGAAAGTCTTATAAATACGATTTTTCAGAAGGTACAGACGTCAGAATTATTGAAGTTGACAACTTCGACAAAACAGGCACAAACGAATACTCAATTATTCGCATTACTAGAAACAACTCTGAAGAATGTGAAGAGGAATTGCGCGGACAGCTTTCTGATGGAATTTTTGAAAATTCCAGAGTTGGGAAAGTTGTGGAGATTTAAAATATATATTTTAAGCGGTGTATAACAGATATACACCGCTTTTTTAATGCCTATTGATTAATTATATTTATTGTGTTATTATATTGCTAATAATTGAATATATAAGTTTTACACCCGATAATATTAATATTGTTATCGGGTTATTTTTATGTTATTAGTATATATTACAATAAGCTGGATAAGCTCCAGCAGAAAGGGGGACGCATGGAAAAAGTACAAGAAACACCAGAAAGTCAAGAAATTTTTGAAAATGAAATTGATATGTATTTCAAAAGATTTTGCAAAGATGAAAACATTGAAGATATGGCAGCGGCTCCGCAATCCCTTTTTTATGCCGCTTTAATTTATGTATATAATAATACTTTTAAGGGTACTAACAGACTAAAATTAAAAGGTAAATTACAGGGATATAATAATAATAATTATAATAATCAATATAGTAATATAAATAATAGCAATTGTAATAGTTATAATTATGAGTACTTAAATTATATAGCAGATTATTATATATATATGTGTTATAAGTACAATAAAATATGTACTATATCAGGATATTGTAAATTAACTGGTATAAGAGAAGATGTTATATATAATTGGGGAAATGAGAGCAGGACACCGCAACTAAGTACATCGGCAAACAATTTATATCAAAAACTGTCAAAAGATTATGAGTCTAGCGGAGAGGCTCGGCTCTGGTCCGGAAAGAACCCAGTCGGACAGCTCGCGGTCATGAATCGCCGTTTCGGCTGGAATCTTCCCGGTGTCAGCAGAGAAAGCACCGCAAAGACCATTAAAACAGCCGCAGACCTTCCGCAGCTCGGACCATCTGGAAACGCTCAAGGCTCTAATGTTCGTCAAATTGCACAACAAGAAATCATTGTGCAAGATGTACAAGAAAACCCACAAAGCCAGTAAATAAGCGACTTTAAGCCGTTTGGCTCACGATAACAGCATTTCGCTAAATTAGAGTTTGGCGAAGTGATAAAACAGGACATTTGAACGATAAAAGTACAACAAAGCCAGTAGACAAGCGGTTTGACAGCGATTGCATGATGATTATTTATTGCGCAGTCGCTCCGTTCTGGCTGATTTCGTTGTGCATAATGTACAAACGCAGGGCGTGGGGGTTATATATGCACGCATTGCACGCCCAACTAAGTCGCTCAAATATCCCCAAAGATAAAAAGGCTTATTATATATATTTATATATACATAACCATCTAACAATAATTTATTAAATCATATACAATAACCATTATATTTATTAATATATAGTCCTGATAATAACCCATATAATATAATCAATAAATCTACTGTACAAATCTGATAGATAGGTGTATAATAGACGCATCTTAATTATTCACAAGATATTCAATAAGCACATCAGAAAGCGGCTAATTCAGCCGAGTAAATTCCAAAAAATTTTAAAAAATAAAAAAGAGTTAGGGGTTAGAAATGCAGGGAGCAGAGTATCAGGCTTTGGCTATGCGTACTAACGACAAAAAGTCTACAGATAGGCTTCTGAACAAGATTAATGATTTAAAGATTGGTAATCGTGGCGAAGATACGCCAGAGATTGAATTGGGCGGCGTCCTTAATGCTGCATTAGGTTTATCCGGCGAAGTTGGAGAACTTAACGATATGCTCAAGAAATGGATTTTCCATGAAAAGCCGTTAGATGTTGAACATTTAAAGCGTGAAATCGGCGACATATATTGGTACTTAGCTTTAATGTGCGATTCTTTTGAGTTCAGCTTTGATGAAATCATGCAGATTAACATTGATAAGCTGAAAGCGAGATACCCAGAGGGATTTGATACTTACAAAGCTAATCACAGACAGGCAGGTGACGTTTAATGAACGATATTTCATATCCATTACCTTGTATTAATTGTGCAAGTAGACTTCAGTCAGAATACGCATGTAATAATTGCATACATAACGGTGCTAAGAGTGATGATAAGTTTGATAATTTTATTCCACTTAAAGATGTTGCACCTAGTGTCAATGAAAAGCCTGTAAACGACAATGTTAATCATCCGAGCCATTATGAGACTGGTGGCTTTGAATGTATAAATGTTATGTTGGAAACACAGGGCAAGGAAGCCGTTAAGAACTTTTGCTTATGCAATGCTTTTAAGTACATTTACAGACATAATAACAAGAATGGCTTAGAGGATATTAAAAAAGCTAAGTGGTACATTGACAAATACATAGAATTGTCAGAATAGCCGTGTCGGTCAATGAAAGTATAATGGCTACAAAGGATAGTACACTGCGGTTTGCGGCGAATATATACCGAGAATAGCCATATCAATGCACCATAGCCAAGCGGTAAGGCACAGAGCTTTGACCTCTGTATGCGTCGGTTCGAATCCGACTGGTGTAGTTCGTCTTACTTTTATCATAGACTACCATCAAACTGTTTTGCATTTTACAGGGTAGCCCTCCTTTCATGTACTTTCTTGGAGATTCAGTTAAGAGTGGTGCAAGACCACTCGGAAAGGCTTACCTCATACAGAGGTGTGAAATTCAACTTATCAAGGTTCTTCTCGATATTCCCCCAAAAATATTATTGCATTTTCCCTTGATAGCCGTTACAGGCGGTATTTGCCGATATGGGATAAAGGTATTCCAATAGCTTGCTAAGCTATCCAACAGAAATGTTGTTCGTGTTCGATTCACGATGTCGGCGTTTTGAAAGCACTTCTTGGGTCTGCGTGCGTAATGTTGTTTGCAGACTTATCCTAGGTTAAGAGGTGTGAGTAAGTTGATGTGTGGCGGAATGGGTAAACGCTAATAGCAGATAGAATGAGCTAGTGGTTCGAATCCACCATAGCATAACCACAGGGGAATACCTGATTGCTAGGGGCTTGAAAGGACAGGAGTGCTTGTTTATGTGTGGTTCAAATCCACACCACATCAATTCGAGTGGGAACGCATATCAATGTTCGTAGTGGGGATATGCAATGCTGTGAGTTGAGAAACCTGTTTTAGCAGCTAATTAAACTATATAACGGATAGTAGTTCAGTTGGGAGTAACACTTGATTTATTCAAGTAGTCACAGGTTCAAGTCCTGTCTATCCGATTACAACAAACTAGGTTAGCTACCGAAAAGCACAAGCCTTAGTGCCTGTTTGTTGTTTTGTTAATAAGGCTATTATCAGAAAGGCAGGTAATAATTATGCTATCAGAAAATGAAATCCAAACAAAAGTTAATTTCTTATCATCAGCAAGGTGCAATCACACATTTCACAAATATATTGACATAACAGGTGATTTGATAGAGGGTACGCTGTTATCAAGAATTTTATATTGGTTTGCACCAACTAAAGATAACAAAAGCAAGGTCAAGGTATACAAAGACAGTGAATATTGGATTGCAAAGCAAAGAAAAGACTGGTGGGAAGAGATAAGAATTACTGAAAGGCAGTATGACAAAGCAATTAAATCGTTGGTGGAAAAGAAATTTGTAATTACAGCAAAATACAAATTTAATTCAATGCCGACTATACATATACGACCTAATTATGATGTTATCAATGCAGAGGTTAGTAAATGGGAAGATAATATCAGGCAAGAAGTTATAGCAGAAGATAAAGGACAGAAATTACAAAATGAGAAAAACGGGAATGACACAAAATGTAATTCCCAAGGGAATAACACAAAGTGTAATTCGGGAGTGCCACAAGATGTAACTCTTTTAACAGGGATTACTAACAATGATTACCCTAACACTAATTACGAAACATTGAGTACAAAATGTAATTCTCTTAACAGAGAACAATGTAATTCTTTTTTACCCAAAGATAAAAAAGTGAAAGAGTTTAAGCCGATAAGCGAATACTCTCAAAGTGATTGGGAAGTTGCCGAGGAAAGAATGATAAGCAGAGCTGGTAAGATAGCTTATGATTGGACTAATGATAAAACACTTAAAGAAAATGTAGAAGCATTCTTTAAATACTTTTTAGATAAACACGGAGAATGTACTGGAGAATATCACTACCCATTAACAGATAAAGTTTTATCAAGAGTAGTAGATAATTTAACAAAAGAAACCGACATAGAGCGTGACGGATATACAGATACCTATTATGCGGCTATAAGTGATATGGACGATAATACAGACTACAAGATGCTAGTTGATGAATATTTCAATACAAAGTTTTCGGCAAAATGTGATTATAGCTTAGTTCATTTTTCTTCGGAGAATGTTTTAATCAACATTATGAACCACGCTTGTAAGAGTAGTTGGTGTGAAAGTAAGGAATTGTAGGAGGTATTTATTATGAGTTCATATAAAGATTTACAGACCAAGATTTTTGAAAGAGATAATTATACTTGCAGATATTGTGGAAAGAGTAGCAGAGAATACAGAGCATTGGTAATGACACATATAAGAACAGCTTCAATGTGCGGCGATGATAGAGAGAGCAATTTAATTACATTGTGCAGACATTGTTACAATCACATTTCTAACAATGAGATTAGGGCAAAGTTTGAAACAAAAGAAAATGCTGATTATTTTTGGGGATTATACCACGAAAAAGTCAAAGGGTATTGTTATTATACAAATTACATCAAAAAGGTATTTACTGAAAATGGTGTACTTATGACAAGACCGCAGATTGATAAATATGTCAGTATATTTGTTAAAAATGATGATGATTTCAACGCTTTCAAAGCAGAACTTCAAAATACAGGTTATAAGAATATGCCATCTAAAATGCGTAGTGATGTAAGAAAATATAATCATCAAGTTGAAAATCAAAGTAAGGAGTGATTATTATGGCAGCAGGTGTACATCCACTAAATAAAGATAAATTCTATGAAGCAATTAACCTGTACATATCGGGACAGGCTTCACAAGTAAAGGCGGCAAAAGTAGCAGGTTGTAGCGTACCGACATTTAAGAAATACGCTAACAAGATTTATGGCGGCGAAGAGTTGCCAAATAATTTATGGGGGAAGAATAATGATTGAGAGAATTGTTAATCGTTGGATAAGACACAAGACAAAGAATTTAACAAGAATACCATTGTTTATGATGACATTTAACTATCGTAAATATAAAGCAGACGGAAAGAAAGACAGTTGCATGTTTTACGCACATCCAGATATTGCCAATGATGAATTTGTGAAAAGCAAATTACAGGAAGTTGTTGACTATATCAGAGATAACTATGATTTGGATATATTTACGAAGATTTGAGGTGTGATATGAAAGATTGCTCAATTTGCAAATATTGTGATGAAGATTTTGATTTTGATGAAGAAACAGGAGAAGAATATCCGGTTTATGAATGCCAAAAAGGGAATGATACATCACTTGACTATGAGTGCAAGGATTTTAAGAAATACAAGCCTCAAAAATATAAAGAGAAAAATACCGAATGCGATATATGCGAATACAGAGAAGAATGTGCAAAATATAGTTCCGGGATAGACTGTACAACCAACATGGATATAAAAACGCATATTATTTATCCACAAGACAAATGCATTAAAAGGGCAAAAGAACTAGGTGTTGAAATACCCAAAGATATCCAGAAAGCTACAGATTGTAAATATTATGAAATGTTAAGTTACGGAGTACTTGGCACGGGTCACACATGCGTGAATGAGAAAAGTAATTGCTATTTAGATTACCCAGTTATATGCCTTAAGGGGTGCGGATTTTATGAAAAAGACAAATCTATATATAGCATGAAGCACTTTGAAATAAATAACATATCTTTCGATGTTGGTTACGGAGAAAAATATGCTATTGATGTTACAAATGAACGATTAGAAATTGTTGGCATGCAGGTACTTGGTAGAAAGCCTATAAGGATGATCGAAAAGGACTATGTGAGAAATAGCATAATAATTAAGACACTTGAATACATAGCTTGCAATAACTGGAGAAAAAGACACGGATTGCCAATGTTAAAACACTATTCACACAAAACAAAATAGTCAATAACGGATTTTTATTTGATAAGTGAGGGCGGCTTATATGAAACATCAAAAAGAATGGCACACTTGTGACAGGTGCGGAAAAGAGATAATGCCTAAGAGTTGGAAAGAAGTTAGATTTAAGCAAGTTGGATGTTGCGGAGATATAGTTCCCACTTTTGAAGATAATGATATGTGCCTTGAAATCAAGAATGTCCGTAGATATAAATTTTTAGAAAAAACATATGAATTATGCCCTAAGTGTAGAAAAGATTTTGAGAGGTTTATGAGGAATGAATAACATTGACAATCCCTTATCTGAGTATCAACCGCCATCTAAAGAAGCGTTGAGAAATTTTGAAATAGATATTTCAAAAGAAGCAGTAGAAAAATATGCTTTGGAAAAGTTTGGTAGACTGCCACAAAGCCATATTGAAGTGAATTCTGCTAGGGATTCTAAAATAGTTGAAGAAACAAAGAGATTTATAAGGAATGAAAATAATAAATTGTAAAGGAGAAAATAAATGATGAATTTTGGACAGGCAATTGAAGCATTAAAAAATGGTAAGAAAGTAGCAAGAAAAGGTTGGAACGGCAAGGGAATGTTTGCGTATTATGTTCCGGCCGGCAATTTTAAGTCTTATACAGAAATTGGGAAATCCATTGCAGATAAAGACGATTTAGTACATTACAATCCGTATTTTGCTATCAAAAATGTTAATAGCACTGTTTCTACATGGGTTCCGTCAATTAATGATTGTTTAGCAGAGGATTGGTATGTAGTTGAGTAGCATATGGGAGCGTGTTTGAACTATGAGCATGGCAGAAGTAATTAAATCAATAGAGCGTGAAGCACTGAGAGAAGCACAATCGCACGAAATAGGCGGTAGAAATGGTAAGTCGATAGACTGCTCCACTTTAGGAGATGAACTTGCTATTGAGGCAGATATTAAAGCTGACAGGCAAGCGTTGAAAGATTGCTTTAAGGAGTAAATAGAAATGAAAATGCAAATAATAGCAATGTTTGCGATAGCAGGAGCCACATTTTTATTCTTGGGTGTATATTTTCTAATTGACCATATCATAACAGGAAAAAGGCTCAAAATAAATCAAAAGGCTTGGGATGAATGCAGTTCAAATATGGATTTTAATAGAAAACTTAATGAGTATTTGCCTTGGTGTAGAGAACAAAAGATAAAAAACGGATGGAAATTTTATTATTTCCCTAGAATGTAAATACAATTACCGGCTAACAAATAGAGTTAGCCGCTACCCTAAAACAGTTATAGGCAGAGGTCTATAAGCACCTTTGCTGAAAAGTGGAGGTGCTTTTCTTATGGCTAGTCAGAGCCTTATTTCTACAATCAATGGATATGAAAATTACATAGAGAGAAATGGAATAGATGAACAGGTAATTGATGCCTATGTAGACGCTTGCAGTGTAGCCATAAACGGCGAGAAAGATATTGAGTATGGACTACAACTTACTAAGAGGGCAAAAGAGCTTATAGAGGGCTTCTGCATGACTAAAACAGGCGGTACAATTTGGGATTTAGAAAAGTATGCGTTTGCAAATAAAACGGAATATGAGCTGATTAATTGGTTTTACGATATTTTACTGATTGAAGCGCAAAACAAGGTTGTTGACAGTTTTTTTAGATACATAGAAAAGAAACGTGAACCTAAAGAAAGATTCTATATGCCGAGAAGAAAACAGTTTATCAAAATAGGCTTAATAGAAGCATTACAAGGCATGATTGATGATAAATATGATATTTTATGTATTTCTCTCCCACCCGGAACAGGAAAAACCACAATCGAAAAGTTTTTCCATTCTGCGGTTATAGGTTGGTACTCAAACGGATATAACCTTTTTTATTCACACAGCGGAGACATTACACGAATGTATTATGATGGAGTATACGATATTGTCACAAACGCTGACGAGTATACATGGGGAGAAGTGTTCCCTGGACTTGAAGTAACAAGTACAAATGCAAAACTTGAACAGTTTAACGTAGGAAAATATAAGCCATTTCAATCTGTACAATGTACATCTGTCGGCAGTAAAAATGCCGGTAAAGTCAGAGCCAATAAATTTCTGCTAGTTGATGATATGATAGGCGGCATTGAAGAAGCACTAAACCCAACCTATCTTGATAAATTGTGGGATAAATATGCAGTAGATGCACGACAAAGAAAGATACCGGACGAGGATGGAAACCCATGTAAAGAAATACATATTGCTACAAGGTGGAGCGTTAGAGACGTAATAGGACGTATTATACAAGCTTATGAGGGAAACAAACGAGTTAAAGTAATATCCGTACCTGATGTAGACCCAGTAACAGGAGAAAGTAATTTTGACTTTGAATTTGGTGGCTATACAGTAAAGGATTTTGAAGATATTCAGCTGCTTATGGATGAAATCTCATATCGCTGTCTGTATAAACAAGACCCTATAGAACGTGAGGGCTTATTATTCCCGGACGATAAAATCCGCAGATACCTTAATCTGCCACACGGAGAACCAGAAATTATCACAGCTCAATGCGATACTAAGGGCAAAGGTACGGATTACTTTGTACTACCGGTATTACAGAAATACGGAGAAGATTATTACTGCATTGATTGTGTATGCGATAACACAGCGGATTATGAAGAACAATACAGAAATGCCGCAGCAGTACTTGTGAATAATAAAGTACAAGAGTGTGAATTTGAACGTAATGCTGGCGGTGATAGAGTGGCTATGGAAGTTAATAAGCGTGTTGAGAGTGTAGGTTGGATATGTAACATTACTGATACACCGACCGAAACGAATAAGGAAGCAAGGATATTCCAATGTTCTAACTGGATATTACAACATATTATTTTTAAAGACGCATCACTTTATAAGCCTAATGAGCCATACGGAGTGATGATGTCACTGTTAAAGCAATATTCGGTATCAGGCAAAAAACAATTAGATGATGTTCCAGATGTTTTCTCAAACTTTGCGTTAAGAATGACAAAAGGAAATAGAATAAAAAAGACAATAATTATGTCAAGTCCGATATAAGAGGAGGGTTTATATGACAACTAAGGATTATCTTAACCAGATAAGCTATTACAATAAGATAATTGATAATAAGTTGATAGAAATAACACAGTATAAAGAATTATCATACAGCATATCAGCAGTTGTTAATGAAGAAAGAGTTATGTCATCATCAGATCCGGACAAAACAGGCTGTGGATATGTCAGACTTGAACAAATGGAAGAAAGCCTTGACAAGCTTATAGACAAATACATTGATGTAAAAAATAAAATAATAGAGCAGATAGAACAGATAAACAATGAAGATTATTATACAGTATTGTTTCTAAGATATGTCAGAAAATTCACGTTTGAAAAAATTGCAAATGAAACAGGCTGGTGTTGGCGACAGGTACATAGAATACATGCTAAAGCACTACAAGCCTTTGAAGACAAATATGGAAGTGAATATTTGTAAAAGATGTCATAGAATGTCACATTGCCGGCGTGGTATAGTATATCTGTAAGAAGTCACAAAGATGTTTCTTCATAAACACATCCTTATCAGAAGCACCGTTGCTTAATTGCGGCGGTGCTTTTGTTATGCAATGAGGTAAAGATATGAATTTTTATATGAGTAAAGATAAATCAATTATGTGTCCGAACTGCCATAAGTTTTTGACTAAGGCAGACAGCAAAGACCCACGAACACATAAATTAGCGTGCAAGCATTGCCACAAATGGATATGGTATGTACCTAACGATGATGATGATTTTCAAATTAAGGAAATACCACAAAGCAGAAGTTCAAGCGGTATGACATTTTATTAGAGGTGTAGATAATGCAGACAGGAAGAATTGCTATTTATACAGGCGCGAAAGAAATAACGTCTGACAATATAATACCAATTTTGCGTGAAGCAATTTTGGAACATGATATTAATTCCAACAGAATACAGTTTCTTCTTGATTATGACGCAGGAATACAGCCGATAGTTAGGAAGAATCCAAAGACTTACAGACCAGACATTGACTGTGAGTGCTGTGATAATGTGGCTAACGAGGTCACAGAGTTTAATTTAGGCTTTAAGTGGGGAAATCCTATAACGTTAGTTCAAAATGGCGACAATGAGGATTCTAACCTTACAAAAGCTATAGCAGAATTAAACAGTTGCTACGAATCACAGAATGCAAGGCAGAAGCAACAGGAACTTGCAAGATATGTTGAAATTGGTGGCGTTGGATATGTCCTCATTGATGTAAACACAGAATATGAGGATGGGGAAAGCTATTTCACATACGATGTTTTGGACCCAAGAACAACTTTTGTAGTAAGGTCAACAGCTTATAGTGACAAGAGGGTTATTCTTGCAGGCACTTATATCAAAGACAAACATAGCGGTGCAAGATATTACACCTGTTTTACAAAAGATATTCGTTATGAAATTACGGATGGGATAAAAATCACAAACGGACCAGAAAAAGGAAAAACAAAATGGGGATTTTTAAAGAGAAGCGGAGAAGAAAATCCATTGCATAAAATTCCTATCATTGAATACACAAGGTCATTTGACAGAATGGGCTGTTTTGAACGGCAAATATCTGAAATGGATAACTTAAACCTACTTATTTCAGATTTTACAAATGATGTTGAACAGAATACACAGGCAGTATGGCATACAAATGATGTTGATTTCCCGGTTGAACAGGAAACAACAGTTGATAAAGATGGAACGCAACGCATTACTGAAAAAGTAAGAAAGCCAAAATCTGGAGAATGGATGCAGACCTACACATCAGCAGATGGCAAAACTCCAATAGTTGAGCCACTTGCAATCAATTACGATTACACAGGTATGCTTAATAATATCCAATCAAGGCGACAGATAATCTTGCAGAAATGCAATGTACCACAACGAAATGATAATAGCGGTGGTAGTACAGGAGTTGCAATGTCAGACGCAACAGGTTGGTCACAGGCTGAAACAGCGGCGGCAAAACAGCAATTAATTACAGATGGCTGCAAAATGGAAGAGATAAAAGTTGTTCTTACAGCTATCAAGCTATCAAACAATGTTAACAGTAGCAATCCATTACTTAAATTAAGGGCAAGAGATGTAAAGCCTAACATTAAGCGACAAAAAACTTATGAAATGTCAACCAAGGTTAATGCTATGGCAACATTGATAAGCCACGGATTTAGCCTTAAAGATACAGTTGATGCAATTCCATTCTTTGATGACCCTAACGATGTTGTAGCGAGAAGCGGAAAGATGGTTAAGGCATATCAAGACAGTATAATCAACAAAGATACACAGAACCAAGCAGAGGGTGGAGATGGAGAACAGCCACCTAATAAAGACCGCACAATGCAAGACTTATCAGACCAGACAGAAAATAGTCCGGTTATAGATAAGAGCAGAACAGATAAATAATTGATATTGAGCCACAGGGTAGAAAATGCCTTGTGGCTTTTTATATGCCCTAGAGAAAGGGCAATACAAATATCGCAAGAAGTTGAGAGAACAACAAAAAACGCAGAAAGCAGAGGTAAAGAAATTATGGCAGATGTAACTAACACAACAACAGAACCAACAACTAATAATGAGCCACAGAACGAAGAACAGACACCTAGCGTAGAAGAACTTATGGCACAGCTTGCTAGTGAAAGAGCTGAAAAAGAGAAGTATAAGAACGCTTCCGATAAAGCCAGTTCAGAAGCAGCTAAGTACAAGAAAGAACTTCGTTCAAAGCAGACAGCAGAAGAACAGGAAGCGGAAGCAAAGGCAGAAGCTGAAAAATTGCAGGCTGAAAAGTTCGAGAACATGAGCAAAGAGCTTAATCATATGAAAGCTGTCAATGCTTATCAGAAAGTTATAGGCGATGGAAAGGATATTGATTCTTTGATTGAGGCGGTTGCAGACGCAGACCATAGCCTTATAGCAACTGTAATTGCCAATGAAGTGCAAAGACAGGTTAAAGAAGCTAAGGCAGAGTGGCTTAAATCAAGACCGGCTATTAATGCAGGCGGTGGAGAAGAAAGCACGATAACACAGGAACAGTTCAACAAGATGAATTACCACGAAAGAGTGGAGTTCAAAAATAAGAATCCAGAACTTTATAAGAAGTTCACAGAGTAGAAAACGGAGGTAAATAAACTATGCCACAGACTAAGTTAGCAAATTTAGTAGATCCACAGGTAATGGCTGATATGGTATCAGCTAAGTTGCCAAAGAAGATTAAGTTCTCACCTATTGCAAGAGTTGATACAACACTTGTAGGCAGACCAGGAAGCACAATCGTTGTGCCAAAGTATGCTTATATTGGTGACGCAGAAGATGTAGCAGAAGGTGTTGCTATGGGTACAACAGTACTTACAACATCTACAACAGAAGCAGAGGTTAAGAAAGCAGGTAAGGCAGTAGAACTTACAGACGAATCAGTGTTATCTGGTTATGGCGACCCACTTGGTACAGCTATCAATCAGATTGCTATGTCAATCGCTGCAAAGGTTGATAATGACAGCTATGACGCACTTTGCACAGCACCTATTGATTACGATGGAACAGCAACACCTATCAGCTATTCAGCAGTTGTAGCAGCTAATAGCAAATTTGATGATGAATCAGATTCATCACTTACAAAGATATTGTTCATCAATCCAGCGCAGGAAGCTACATTACTTAATGACGATGATTTCAAGAGCAATGACAAGTATCCACTTAATGTAATTATGAATGGAACTATCGGTTCTATTGCAGGAGCGCAGGTTGTTAAGTCAAAGAAAGTTAAGTTAGTTAAGTATGAGCTTGATGATTCAACAGGAACAATCAATGTTGCGGCTGATACAACAAACGAGGATGCAACGAATGTTCACCTTGACACAGCACTTGCACATACGCTTAAGCCAAAGGGTAAGGAAATTAAGGTAGGTAGCAAGTTAAAGGCTGTTGCAACAGAGTTCTACGCTTGTCCTATTGTTATCGTATCAGCAGAAGACCCTAACGAGGACACAGGCGCAGATGGTGTATCAGAGGAAGAGAACGCACTTACAATCTATATGAAGAGAAGCGTTGAGATTGAATCAGACAGAGATATTCTTGCAAAGACAACTGTTATCTCTGGCGATGAACACTATACAGCAGTCTTAAGCAACGATTCAAAGGTTGTTCTTGCTAAGTTCGGAAAGTAAGAGGTGTTTATATGTTATTAAGACGACATAAAATCAACGCCGCAAAGCAGAGCGAAGAAGTAACAGCAGATAATGTAAGACAGGAAGCTGTTTATGGAGATGAGCTTAAGTATGAGGAAGAACAGGATAAGTTTCCTGTTCAACCTACAAACGATTACACAAAGACAGCTATTAAGCGTATGCCAACAGCGGACTTACAGACACTTGCCTTAGAACAAGGCATCGAGAACGCAATGGAGCTTACAGGAGCAGAACTTAAAGAACTGTTAATTGAGAAATTAGGATTATAGGAGCTGAAATTATGGAATACACCACATTAGAACAGGCTAAAATCAGACTTAAACAATTTCATATTGATACAGTCACAAATGATGATGAAACAACATCTGATGTGGTGGTGTTCGATAACAAAGAAGATAATCCAATAATCGAACAACTTATTAAACAGGCTACAGAAGATGTAAAGGCAAAAAGGTGTTATCCCGACAGTTACACAGATGAAATGATAACCGCGGACTTGAAGAAATTTGAGAGTGTTATTGTTAATCTGGCTGTCTACGACCATTCACAAGCAGGTGAAGCATTTATGGCAAGCTACAATGAGAATGGTGTCAACAGAACTTGGAGAGATAGAGACAGCTTATTTGTTGGGGTATTTCCTTTTGCTAAGGTTTTATAGAAGATTGTGCGTTACCAATACGGTAGCAGGCGGCACACATTAAGGGTGGTGGGCGGTGTGCCATTATTAATTATGAAAGGCGGTATATCAATGCCAATAGCAGTAATTATAAGCATTATTTCAGTTGCTTTTTCCGTCTTTTTCGGACTGTTTACGTTGGGATTTAATCTTAAGAACAACAAAAAGTCTGACAATGCAGAACTTACAGAGCGTGTAAAAGAAAATACACGCATAAATATGAAACTTGACACAATATCAAGCAATACAACAGAGATAAAGAATGAAGTTACAGAAATGAGAAAAGAACTTAATTCTCACGATAACAGGATTATTAAAGTTGAGGAAAGTGTAAAGTCGGCACACCACCGAATAGACGGATTGGAAGCACGACTTAATGAAGATAAGGAGGTATAGCAGAATGGATATTATGCAAACATTGATTGCAAATATGACAATCATATTAGCAATTGTCGGGGCATTAGCTTTTATGGTGTCTGTAATTACACAGGTAATTAAGGGCATTGGAGTATTCAATAAAGTACCTACAGATATTGTGGTATTTGTCTTGTCAATCGGTATTACTGTAGCGGCATTTGTTGCTTATATGCAGTATATTCAGATGACAATACTGTGGTACATGATTCTTGCGGCGATTATGGCAGGATTTGTTGTTGCTTTTGTAGCAATGTACGGTTGGGAGAAGCTGTCTGAACTATGGAAGCGATTTGGCAAGGATGTGAAGTAATATGCTTGACATTAATAAGCAGGCTATGAAGTATTCACTTCAAGGACAGACAGTGACCATCTATGAAAGAGATGATGACGGCAATATCTTATATGAGGGATATACCGACACAGAGGGTAACTTTATTCCTTATCTTGATGATGAGGGAAATAAGATACCTAAAATCCTTGAAGAAAAAACAGGTTTTTCAGAGCCAGTTGATTTCAAAGCAAACATAGCTTTCAGCGGTGGAGAAGCACAAAGTAAAGAATATGGCTTTGATACGGCTGATTTTGACGCTATTTTACTGACAGATAGGGATACATTACCTATTCAAAAAGGCGACCTTATATGGCTTAATAGCAAACCTACATACACATCTGACAGTCTTGTTGATGAAACATCGGCAGATTTCACGATTGTAGGCATTAAGCCGGCACTATATTCAACTAAGTATATGCTTAAAGCAGCTGTAAAGTAGGTGGTAAATACGAAGTATCAGAGAAATGAACAGCTAGTCGGTTCTATCTTTAAAGGAAAGACAATCCCATCTACGCAAGAGCCAGTAAACGAAAGCATAAGACGAGCTATTTTGCAAGTGGTTAAGGAGCGTGTTTATGGCAAGACATACAATTAATATATCTTTGTCTGAAAAGTCCGTAAATGAAGCTATCAGACAGCTACAACAGTATAAGCAGAGTTTACAGTATAAATGTGGATTGCTTGTCGAACGATTAGCAGAATTAGGCGACAAAGCGGCAATTATGAGTGTTAATGAAAGTCCATTAGGTAGGACGGTAACATTGAGAGTTGACAGAAAGCCTATTCAAGATGGCTACCAAGCTATTTTAATTGCTACCGGTAAAACTGTTGAAGTAGAAGATAGAGAGCCATTTTACACGCTATTAGCAATTGAATTTGGCGCTGGTATTTATTACAACAGCGGCAACGAGAACCCAAAGGCTAATGATTTCGGCTTGGGCGTAGGAACATATCCAGGACAAATCCACGCATTCAGCGACGGCTGGTACTACTTAGGTAATGATAATCAATGGCACTACACGCACGGCGTTAAAGCTACAATGCCTATGTACAACGCCACAATAGAGATTGTTAATCAGTATAAGCAGATAGCAAGAGAGGTGTTTAGTTAATGGCAAATGCAAACGATTGGGCGATAGACCTTGAAAATACAGTCACAGCACTTGTCAAGGCTAAAGCCCTAGCACAGCTTAAAAAGACATATTCAAAGATAGTCATAACCAATGAGGGAGAAAACAGCGGTCAAGCAGTATTCCCAACAGTATACATTCATTTACTGCCAGCAGTTGAACAAGGACAAACACTTGACGGACAGACAGTTAACGCATTGTTAGCGACATTTCAAGTAGATGTTACAACTAACACAAGCAAGTCTGACTGTCGCAAGGTTATGGCGATAATTACAGATACATTCAAGACAATGAGATTTCAAGGCAATGCAATGCCAGAGTTCTCAATCAGTAACAAAGTACATAAGAGTACCGCTAGATTCAGAAGAATGATAGCAGCAAATGACAGATTAATGTAACAAAGAGCAGAAATGCTCTTATTTTTTTGCAAATTTTTAGGAGGTAGACAAAGCAATGGCAAGTACAAGTTATAAAGCTAGGGTTATCTACAAGGAGCATAGCGAAGATGGCTTTGCAGGTTCATACAAGTTAATGGTTGCGGCTAAGTCAATTTCAGCACCAGTATCAGCACCTAACACAGTTGAAAGTACAACATTTGAAGATGATTCACAGACATTCTTAATGGGTATCAAAACATCTGACGCTAAGACTTACACAGGAAATCTTGAAAAGGCTTATTTACAGGACTTAATCAAGGCGGAGGGCAAGCAGTTAGATATTATTCAGTTATATGGCTCTGACGGATTAGGTGCGGTTGCTAAGTACGCATTTGTCGGACAGGTAACAGCAACACCTAATGATGTTTCTGGTACTGATTCAGTACTTGAAATGACAGTAACAGCAGTTCCTAACACTTCACCTATCGAATGTACAGACAAGCTTCAAGTTGTCGAGGCTGCTGGTGGCACATTCACAGTAACAAAGGTGGGGGAATGATAAGCCAATCGACTAAATCAAAGGCTGTGTCGATTGGTGGCACAAACGCCAAAACAGCCGACTACACATCATATCTTGATGATGTAACAGAATAATTAATTTAAAAGGTAGGTGCGGTGTAAAATCCGCACCTTTCCCTATATGGACGATAGGGTGGGAAAGGGTAAAAATTATGATGAATATTAATGTAAACGGAAAAGAATACAAAGTTGAGTTTAGCTTCGGTGCAGCAGAATGCAAGGAAATTGTGCAGAAAATGTTTTCTGTCGTTAATGGTTCTTACTTACTTGTACAGACAGATAAGAGTGTTGCACAGGCTTCTTTTGATGGGCTAGCAAATATGACAGCAGATGTGCCAGAGATTTGCATTTTAGCCATTTATGCAGGCTGCATTGATAATAACCCAGTAACAATGGACGAAGCAAAGGAGCTAACTAGAGCATATATTACAGAAAAGAGAAAAACAGATAAGAGTTACGGATATAGAACATTGTTTGAAGAAATCAAGAAAGCGATGGAAGATGATGGTTTTTTCGAGCTGTCGGGGATAACAACGATGTTAGAGGAAATGGCGAACAATGTGGAAGAAGCGGCACAGGAGCAGAAGAAGCCGACAGTAGTTCCACAGGACCACAAGAAAAAGCAGACTTCCACAAAATAATATGGGAAGAATACTTTGTTTTAGCCAGTTCACTAAGCGTTAGTTATTCAGACTTTCTAAAAATGACACCTAAAAAATTATTACTATACGCAAAAGGCAAAAAGATTGATAGACAAAATCGAGATGCAGAAATGTATAACTGGTTTTTTGTCTATGCAATACCGGCTATTTCTTGTGGCATTGGTGCGGCATTTAGTAAAGATACACACATTGAATATCCGAAGCAGGCTATTTTATCAGAAAAAACGGAAGAAAGCGAAGAAGATACCTACGATAAAGAGTTACAGCGAATGTTACTCAATGAACAGAAATGGGCGGCACGAGCTGAAAAGAGAGGACTACCGCCAACAATCCTATAAAGGGGGTTAAAGCGTGGAATTAGATTCATTAGAAGTCAAAATTACCGGTACTGCCACTAAAGCTATCAATTCCGTCGATAAACTGATAAATCAGCTTACAAGGCTGTCAACATCACTTGCGACTGTGAATGGTTCATCACTAAGCGGTCTTGCAAATGGTGTTAGTCAGTTAGGTTCTGCTATGCAGAATATGAACGCAGGAACAGCAGATTTTACAAGACTTGCTAAGAACATCACAAAGATAGGTTCTGTTGATTCGGTTGCACTAACTAACACAGCTACATCACTTCAAGCTGTCACAAAGGCAGTTGCAAGCATATCAGCTATTCCGCAAAATGCAACACAGGTCACAGAATTTGCAAAGTCACTTGGTAAGCTAGGCAGTAAGAGTATAGAAAACGCCGTTGTAAACATTCCAAAGCTAGGCAATGCTTTAAATGGCTTAATGACAACGCTATCAAGAGCACCAACAGTAAGCCAGAATGTTATTCAAATGACTAACGCATTGGCTAATCTTACTAGTCAAGGTAGCAAGGTGGGTACTTCTTCAAACTCACTTCAAAAAACGCTGTATGGCGTTTCTACAAGTGCTAGAACAGCAAGCAAAAGCAGTTGGAGTTTAGCAAGTGCAATAGGTAAGTTTTATGCCACATATTTTATGGTAATTCGTGGCAGTAAGAAACTTATAGAAGCCATCAAGTCAACGACAGATTACATTGAAGCTTTCAACTATCAAGCGGTTGCGTTTGGCAAGATTGGTTCAGAATGGGATAAGGATTACAAAAAGTACGGATATGATAACGCAACAGCATATGCAGAAAGTTTTAAAAGTAGAGTGAATGATACTCTTGGAAAGTTGTCTGGTTTAAAAGTCAATGTTCAAGGCGGTTTGCTTGAAGAAAGTGGAGCAAAGAACTTAGGACTTAACATACAGGAGATAACGCAGTATGCTTCACAATTAGCTTCTGTCACTAACTCATTAGGGCAGACAGGTGAAGCAACAACAGCAATAACAAAGTCAATGACAATGCTTGCAGGCGATATAAGCTCACTTTTTAACGTGGACTATTCAACAGTAGCACAGAACTTACAAAGTGGCTTAATCGGGCAGTCAAGGGCATTGTATAAATATGGTATTGATATTACTAATGCTACATTAGCAACGTATGCCTATAACTTAGGCATTTCTAAGTCTGTATCAGAAATGACACAGATGGAAAAACAACAGTTAAGAGTGTTGGCAATATTAGACCAAAGTAAAGTATCTTGGGGTGATTTAGCTAATAGACGGAAGAAAGCTGATATAACTTATCTTCCAAGTGTTGCATAAGAATAGAAATATCTTATGGCAATCGGGCAAAATCGGTAAAGGCTAAAGTTTTCAAAACAAGCAATATGTGATATAATATAGGTATGAATAAATCTTATATTATATACAAAGTAACTAATAAAATCAATGGTAAAATATACATTGGAAAAACTTATAATCTTGAAAAAAGAAAGAAACAGCACATTGGCGATATAAACAATGGCTTACCTTTTCATAACGCATTAAAGAAATATGGCGTTAATAACTTTGAATGGGAAATAGTTGATAAAGCAAATAGCGATTCTGAAATCAGAGAAAAAGAAATACAATGGATTAAGAAATGCAATTCTTGTATATCATTCCCAAACTCAAACGGATACAACATCACGCTTGGAGGCGAGGGTGGAACATCTTGGAATTCAAAGCCAGTTCTTCAATATGACCTTAATGGGAATTATATTGACGAGTATATAAGCTCATCATACGCAAGCGTTGTAACAGGTTTGCAAAGACACGACATATCCGATTGTGCAAAAGGCATAGTAAGCCGTTCAGGTGAATATATGTGGCGTTATAAAGTTGGTGAAAATATCCCTAAAAAGATTGCTTCTTATTCAAAGAAAGCAAGTGTAAGAAAGCACGCTGTAATGCAACTTAACAAAGAGGGGTTTGTCCTTAACATTTTTGATTCATTAACACAAGCAAGTCAAGAAACATCAACATCAAGAACAAGCATATCTTTTTGCCTAAGTGGTAAATATGGAACAGCAAACAATTATGTATGGATATATGCTGATGAATACAATCCAAACAAAGATTATAAGTATAATGGTATAAGAGAGGGAAAGGGCATTTACCAACTTGATAATGATAGAAAAATCGTGAATCACTTCAATAATTGCACAGAAGCGGCTAGATATATGAATGAACCTGACAAAGTGCATAAACAGATTCACAAGGCTATCAAGACAGGAAATAAATGCAGAGGATTTTATTGGATTAAAGCTGAAAATTATGCTAATACCGAGATAACTCAATAGATTACGAACAGGCTATTGAGTATCGTAACGAGTAGGAATTGAATAAATATAATATTCCCAAGAGTGTCCGACACTACTGCATATAGGGCAGTATGAGGTGGAAGTGGCTACCACCAAACCAAACGTAAAAACGTGGGTGATAATGTACTCTGAACTTATAGGAAACTATAAGAAGTATAGGATAAAGAGCCTATACGATAACAAATTTGACAATCAACTCCCCAAGTAATATGTTACGCCAGTTCAGCAACAATATGAAAGAAGTAGGAATGGTAGCAGGACAGCTATTTATCCCAATTCTTTCAAAGGTTATGCCGGTAGTAAACGGAGTAACTATTGCAATCAAAAGATTATTAGTCAACCTTGCTTCTTTAATGGGCGTTAAGATTGACTTTGAGAGCTTCGGACAAAGTGGCTATAAAGATACATCAGACGGCTTAGAAGATATTTCAGACGGCTACCAAGATGTAGCTGATTCAGCTAAGAAAGCTACATTATCCCTTATGGGATTTGATGAAATAAATAAATTACAGGACGATACAAGCTCAAGCAAAGGCTCAAGCGGTGGCGGCGGTAGCACTATTGATTTGACAGATGATATTACTAAGGCGGCGGCTGATTATGAAGCGGCGTGGAATAAAGCATTTGCCAATATGGAGAATTCCGCTGTTGCTTGGGCTGATAAGATAGAGAAAGCACTTGAACCTGTTAGGAAGATATTCAAAGATTTTGCAATCGGAGATTTTTATGCAGCAGGACAAGATACATCTAACCTTGTGGCAGGAATTTTTAATTGGTTTGCAGATGCCATTGATAAAGTAGACTGGTACGGAATAGGCAGAAAAATGGGAGATTATCTTGCTGGAATTGATTGGGTAGAAGTTCTTTCAAGTGTAGGCAGGGCAATCTGGGAAGCTATAAAAGCAGCTATTGAAATATGGCAAGGACTATTTCAATCTGCACCCGTTGAAACTACAATCATGTCAGTTCTTGGAGTTATGAAGTTTACCGGTTTAGGCAAAAAAATAGGAGAAAGAATATCAGACGCATTAAGTTGGAGTGCTATAAAGAAAGGATTAAAGAGTTTTGCTGGTGGAGGTGGACTATTAAAAGGTCTGCAAACTATGCTAACTACTGACTTATCTGTAATAATGGGAGCTGGTACAGCGACAGAAATAGGCTTAACTATTGGAGCAGGAATCGTAGGTGGCATTGGTGCAGCTATTATTGGATTTAATATAGGCAATAAACTAAATGAAGCACTTACAGGCGAGAAAATAGATATGTCAATGTTTGACCAATTAGCATATCTTATAAAAGCACCATTTGAAGATTTACCTAGCTTTATTGACGGAGTGATAGAAACTATCACATTTGGGCATAAAGATGATATAGCAAATTGGTGGACTACAAGTGTTGCACCATGGTTTACTAAGGAGAAATGGGGAGAACTGGGAGACAACGTAAAAACATCTTTAAGCGAAAAATGGAACAGTTTTTCAGATTGGTGGAGCAATACAGCTGTTGTTAGCTGGTGGAATAATAATGTTGCACCGTGGTTTGAAAAAGATACATGGGTTGACGCTGTTGACGGAATGAAATTAGGAATACAAGAAAAATGGGATTCAATCGTTGGTTGGTGGAACAGTCTGGCAATTGTTTCTTGGTGGAGCAATGATGTGAAACCGTGGTTTACTAAGGAAAAATGGGAAAGCTTAGCTGACGGAATTAAAAAAGGTATTCAAGGGAAGTGGGATGATATTGTAGATTGGTGGGATAGCAAACCAGCACTTCAACGCATTTCTGTGGCTATCGAAGATTTTAAAGCTAAGATACAGAACGCTTGGAACAGCTTTAAGCAGTGGTGGAATGATTTAGGACTTGAATTTCCACACATTGATACACCACACTTTAAGATTGACGGAGAATTTAGTCTTGCACCGCCTAGAGTGCCAAAAGTCAGTATTGATTGGTATGCAAACGGCGGATTCCCGGGCAAAGGACAATTGTTTGTCGCAAACGAAGTTGGACCTGAAATGGTTGGTACTATGGACGGAAGAACAGCAGTAGCCAATCAGCAGGAAATCACAACAGGTATTGCCAACGCAGTTTATCCAGCGGTTTACAATGCAGTTGTAGCGGCTATGTCAGAAGCTAACAATAATGTAAACATAACATTACAAGGTGACGCAGATAAGCTGTTTACAATGGTACAAGATAAAGCTAATAACTATACTAATATGACAGGACAAGCGGCTTTTCCATATTGATAAGATAAATGTATTGTGTTATTCTTTTGCTATATAAAAAGCAAAGGGGTAACGCAATATGAAAAAGAAAAAGAAACTTTACATCGGTTTGGCAATAGCTTTTGTCTTAGTCTTGATAATAGTTTACGGCAATAGAAGTACCGATACAAAGACAGAAAACACTAATACCACAACAGAAAAAAGCAGTGATAATGCCACTTATAACAATACGGAATTTAAGTATCTTAAGCATGAAATTATAAATAATAATGAAAAAGATATACTTATTGTTTATTTTGATTTCACTAATAATTCTAAAGACAATACCAGAGCTGCATATAATTATGACATAAATTGTTTTCAAAATGGCGTAGAATTGGATTATCCTTTACTCAAAGTTGTCGAAGAGGAAGATAATATTATGAAAGAAATACAGCCAAACACGACTATTACAATTGCAGAAGCGTTTATTTTAAATGATAGAAGTAATGTAGATTTAGAGGTGGAAGCCCATTCGTCATTTATTGATAAAAAACTTATTAAAAAGACATTAACACTTGAATAAATTATTTAATGGAGCGTACCTTTTCGGTGCGTTCCATTTTTTATTGAAAAGTGCTTGACAATTATTGCAAGGGCAGTTATTATTATAACATAAATATTGCAAGGGCAATAATTGAAAGGAGTGATTATTATTAGTCCAGCAGGAAGACCGCACAAGGAAAACCCTAGAAATGTTAATCTTAATATCAGAATAACAAAAGATGAAGCTAATCGTATTCAGAAATGTGCTGATGAATTGGAATTAACAAGAACCGACACCATTATGAAAGGTATAGGGTTAGTAGAAAAAGAACTTAAAGACAACAAAAAAGAGTAGCAACAAGTCGGTCAAAACTTTTAGTTGCTACTCAAACCACCAATCCGAAAGGAATTGATAAATCTATCATATCAGTTTCTTTCGGAAAATTCAAGAATATTTTCGGAGGAAAAACAAATGAGTAATGTAGAAATCGTAACAAATATTGACATAGCGTCAGAAATTGCACACGCAACAGTAACAGAAGTTTTAGCAAATATGGAAAACGAAAGAATAGGATATGTTCTCATAGGAGTTTTACAGCAGTTAGAAACTATTCAGGACAATGTTAATAATTTTGATTTAAAGGGACAGGACAAGTCTACAAAGGAAGTAGCATAATATTATTGCGTGAGGCATTGTGGGCATATACTCCCACTACGCAATAGATTCTGTTTAGAGCAAATGATAAATTTTTGTAGGAGGTAAAATAATGAGTTATAATTATCCAACTACAAAAGATAGTTCTCACAATGAGATTAAAGTACCTATGAACACTAAGAATATTTGCGGCATAGACTGCTATGAGCAGAATGGCGTTGCGTACTTAAGATTGGAAAATGTTGCTAGAGGACTTGGGTTTACCCAAGAAAAGAATGGAGTTGAATATGTTAGGTGGGAAACAATAAGGGCATATTTGTCTGACTTGGGATTTTCCCAACTTGTTGGGAAAGACGATTTTATTCCAGAAAACATCTTCTACCGACTAGCAATGAAAGCCAAAAACGAAACAGCAGAGAAATTTCAAGCATTAGTGGCTGATGAGATTATTCCGTCAATTCGCAAGAATGGAATATATGCTACTGATAATGTTATTGATGAAATACTGAATAATCCAGACTTTGGAATAGAATTATTAACAAAGTTAAAACAGGAAAGACAAGCAAGAGTTGAAGCAGAAAGAAAGAATGCTATCTTAACACATGTCAATAAGACATATACAATGACAGAGATTGCTAAGGAACTGAATCTGAAATCTGCCATTCAACTTAACAAGTTACTTGCTGATAAAAAATTCAATACAGTGTCAATGGAACTTGGGTTCTTTACTCACCATACAGCAGTATGGGATATGAAGAAATTAAGCAAGAAATCCTCGACAATGGTAAGGTTATTTATCACAGGAGAATAACACAGCTTGGAAGAGAATTTATACTGCAATTATTCAATGAAGTTGCATAGATTTTCTTGAGAATATTAGAATGGCTCAAACAGAAATAAATATAATGGTTGCAAGAAATTTGTAACCACACTAAGGAATGTATCAGAAATGGTGCATTCCTTTTTTAATGCCTTGAAAGGGGTGGTTTGATTGATTGACGCAGTTGTGATTGAGGGGGTTAGATTCCCAGTAGCATATAACGGCTACACATACAGTAGGAATAAGATATGGTCTAAAAATACAGGAAGAAATGATTATGGAGAAATGGTTGGCACGATTGTGACAATTAAAGACAAAGTAGAGCTTCAATTACCGCCATTAACAGGTGAGCAAGCACTATTGCTTGATAATGTAGTAAGCGACGTAGATAACCCATTTCCAACGGCACAAGTCCTATTTTTAGGAGGTACGCAAAAAGAAATGACAATATACACAGGAGATGTGACATATCCGTACCTTACAAGGGCAAAGAATGAGGACGGATTAATAGTCGGAGCGAAACTAAGTTTAATTCAAAAATAAAGGAGAGTTCCACATGAAACTTAAAACAAGTGAGCTAATAGACAGATTTCAGAGTTTGAGCAACATATCACATGACAAGACCACAGGCAGAATTGCTATGGCTGTTATGTGCAATATTAAGGCGTTGGAAGAACTGTATAAGGCAACGCTACAGACCATAGAAGATACTAAGGTTAAGTATGCAGATAAGGACGACAGCGGTAATCCAGTTATCAACGATAATCAGTATCAGGTTACATCAGAGAACTTAAAGAAGTTACAGGAAGAATTGCAGGAAATCAATGAACAAGAAATTGAAGTGCCTGACATGACAATGCTTCCTATGGACGCATTCGATAAATGCGAAGAAATTACACCAGCTAAATTATACTCAATCGAGTTTATGATAAGCCATTAATTAATCAATAAAGGCGGTGTAGAATGAAGATATTAGACACAGCTATGACGGAAATTGTTAAGGGAAATAGTGCAAGATACTATTCCAAGTATGTTGTTGACGGAAAAGAACATACCGAAACACTTAACAATTTCAAGTTTCAAAACATGATAAATCCCAATAATGAAATTACGATAGGTAACACTTGCAGTAGCGGTGTTACCTTTTCTATTTATATGCCAACAATAAGCCTTGAAAATAAGGAGATTACCATATTTGAGGGTGTCAAGGTTGGCACAGAAATTAAGTATATTAAATTGGGAATATTTACAGTTACTAAACAGACAAGTGACGGAGAATACACAAGCTATGAAGCATACGACAGAATGTACAAGGCTGATATGCCTTACTTCTCGGATATGGCATTTCCTAGCACAGATAAAGCTATTCTTAATGAGATATGTGGCAAGTTAGGTATATCTTTAGCGACAAATATAGTTACAGCACATACTATCAGCGACAAGCCACAAGGATATACCTATAGAGAAATTATCGGCTATATGGCTATGCTACAAGGCTGTAATGCAGTAATTAATTCTGATGGAAACCTTGAATTAAGGTGGTATAAGGATAGCGGCTATGTACTTGACGGACATAAGTATTATCAGCAAGGTGTTACATTTACAACAAGTAAGGATTTTATAATACAGAAGCTGACATGTAATAATACCAAGAGTGGTTCTACAGAACAAAGTCAGATTACTTCTGGTGACGGAGCGACAGGGCTTAGTTTTGCCAATCCGTTTATGACGCAGGCAATTCTTGATGAAGTCTATAAAAAGATAGGTGGTTTTACATTTAGACCGCTTACAGTTAAGTTTGTTGGTGACTACCGACTAGAGGTTGGCGACATTATTACTGTTAATAAAGCTGGCGTTGATTACAAAGCACCTATAATGCAAATTACGCACGAATGTGATGGTGGCTTAATAGATACCGTTACATCTATAGGTCAATCTGACACAGAGAATACAAGCGTTGCTTCTGGTCCTATTACTAAGCAAATGGAACGGTACTATGCCGACTTGATACTTGTAAATAAAGCGCTTATTAATAAACTATCTGTTGATGAAGCTGATATCAGATACGCAAGCATTGAAACGTTAAAGGCTGTTAATGCTGATATTGACAACCTTAAAACAAATAAACTAGATGCAACATATGCAGATATCATTAATGCTAATGTGAAAAGCCTTAAGGCTGTTAATGCGGACATTGCAAATCTTAAAGTAGATTATGAGAAAGTTGGCATACTTGACGCAAGTGTAGCTGATATCAAGACATTAATATTCGGTTCAGCAACAGGAACAACAATAACAACGGATTTCTCTAATTCTGTTATTGCTGTTTTGGGAGAAGCGCAGATTAAGTCAGCAATGATTGATAGTCTTGACGCAAGCAAAATCACAGCACTTGACATTAATACTACTAATGTACTTGTTCACAGCGAAGATGGCAAGTCACAGTGGAAAGACAATACAATTCAAATATCTGACAGCAATAGGGTTAGGGTTCAAATAGGTAAAGACGCTAATTCAGATTACAACATGTATATCTGGGATAAATCAGGCAATTTGATGTTTGACGCTATTGGATTAACAGACAAAGGTATTCAACGACAGGTTATCCGTGATGATATGGTTAAGGATAATGCTGATATTGCCGCAAGCAAGTTGAATATAGAATCGCTGTTCAATGTTATCAACAATGATGGTTCACACACGCTTAATTCAACGAAGATATATGTTGATAGTGAACAGCAAACCCTTGATAGCGTATTCAAGAGTATTCAGACAACCGTTGGCGGCAATTCTACATTATGGGGTTCGGCTATTAAGCAATCTAAAGATTTTATTGACCAAAAGTTGTGGTGGACTGATATTCGCAATGGAGAGTCTATCGAAAGCAAATTCAACACAGTTACAAGTACGCTTGATAGCTTTGGTGTGCAAATAGGAGATGTTTACAAGCAACTCAATGATGATTTCAAGATATATCAGGTGACATACGAGCCGACTAAGGATAATTATCCAGCTAATGAGTGGAGTGTACCTATATATCCAAGCGATGATAGATACCCTAGTGATAGCACATGGGAATACACAGAAGCAGAATATGATAATTACGTAGGCATTATAGCGTATTGGGAAGCACAGAACAGAGCGTGGCGTTGGATAAAAAAAATAGACGGAACGCACGGTTGGAAAGAAATATCTTCAACCGAAATCGCCTATCTTCTTAATCAAAATGCCGCGTTAAAGTTGAATCTTAATACAATCAGCTCTGAATTAAGTAAGACGCAGATTGATATAAGAGACAATTATAGCACCACTGTACAAGTTAATAACGCTATTACACAAGCAGTTAATGCAGAGAGCAATAGTATCAAGAGTGAAATTTCTACAACTTATGTAACAAAGAATGCTCTTACAGGCTATAGCACTACAGAAGCTATGAACAATGCTATAACACAAGCGATAACCAAGGAAAGCAATAGTATAAAGTTAGAAGTTTCTAATAATTATGCCACTAAGAAGAGCCTTGAAAGTTATGCCACATCAGCAAGCCTTGAAGCATACATTAAGAAAGACCCAACAAGTGATGAGCTTAAATCCGCAATTGAAGCTATTGCAGATGATATAACACTTAATGCAAGTGGAACAATTAATATAACCGGTAATAAATCTGTTAATATCAATGGTAATCTGTTCACGCTTACATCTACTAATACAACTATTTCAGCAGATGGCTCGATAGACTGTAAGAAGCTAAAAGCTGTTGATGCTGATTTAGAAGGCACCTTTAAAAATGTAAATGTAACTGACGGAGGTATTACAATGACCACTACTATTATTGGTGGTGAATACCTTATGAAAAGCAGTACAGGGGCATTTTTACAGATACAGGGACACTACATTGAAATGTCAAACGATGATGGTTCAGGAACGAAATGGATACTAAGTAGAAGCGAATGTGTTTTTAATGACTACTTAAATGTTAAGCTATACCACCCTTCACTTAAAAACTATATGCGACCTGCTTTGTCTATGAGAAATCCAGTAACATTTGATTGGAGCGGAAGCGTTTTAACTATATACGTTGACAATGTAGCTGTCGCTGCATGGGATTGGGCAGAAAAAAATTGGTACTAAATCCGCACAGCGGTAGAAAGGAAAACAATATGTTAAGTATAACAAAGACAACAAATTTAAGCGGAACATCAGTAATTAACGGTCAATCAGCTATGACAATGTATGCGGCTGTGCCAGAAACTGGTTCATTGACAATTAGCCAGACAATCACTAACAAGGAATTATACCTTGCAAATCAGACACAATGCGATAATGATTATGAGAATTTTAAATCGGAAGTCAATAAGCTGTTAAAGAATGAACAGCAGACAATCGGTTCAGATACGACAGATACAATAACAGAGTAAATCATCAGAGAGTGTGGGTTTAAGCCCACACGCTTATTTTTTAGGAGGTAAATTATGAGCTTAACTGGATTTCTTTCGTACAGCCGTGTAAACTGGCAACAATCTCCAAGTAAAAGCACTCCGCTTAGTGCAGCAAACTTAAATATAATGGACGCAGGAATTAAGAATAACAATGACATGATTAGCAATATTCGTGACGAGATTACACAATTAAACAGCAATATTGACGTTAAAAACTCTTTTTGCAAAAATATTGCAAGTATAAATGGTACTCTTGAAGGTTATGGCTATAATTATTGCTATTATAATAAATCTACCAAAACAGGGATTTTATACTATGCCTCCAAAATTGAAACACAAGATTCTACACAGAATAATTTTACAGTATATTATGACATAGAAACAGTTCTTGAAAATATGGGTATTAGCTTTAGTAAAGTATTGGAAAGTAATTATACTCCTTATGATGCCACAGGTGTAGTTCGATATAAATTGGTCGGATATGGAACAACATTGTTATATAGCTCTGCAAACCAGAATTATGCTTTTGCTCGATATTATACAAAAGATGGTAATAAAGGAGCATGGGCAACCACCGAATTTAAGAAAGGCGATTATATTACAGGTTCGCTTATATTTAGTTAAGTTTCAGATATTGCCTTAGTAATTGCACCGTCGTATTTAATATTATCACTGTTTAGTTGTAGAATGAAAATAAGACATAAGGTATTGACAAAAATTACAAAAGAAGATGTAAGGTATTTCCTTATCGAACATGACGAACTACAAGAAGCGATTCGCAAGGTTGGTAGCACCTTAGTGGAAACACTGGGGTGCTTTTTTGATACACATTTTTTAAATTTAGGAGGTAATTTATGAGTAAGTTATTCGGAATTGACACATCAAGGTGGCAGGGAGACTTTGATTTCAAAAGTGCAAAGGATAATGAGGGTGTAGACTTTGCTATTATCAAGGCAGGCGGTGCTGATGATGGCTTGTACGAAGATAGAGAGTTTGAAAACAGTTACAATAAGTTGGAAAGTGCAGGAATCCACAAAGGAGCCTATTTCTTTGGTAACGCATTAAGTGATGATGAAGCCGTAAATGAAGCCCGATATTTTGCACAGCTTTTAGCAGACAAATCATTCTGCTATCCAGTATTCTATGATGTTGAAGCAGGTATGGTTACTGGCAGCGACCTTACAGACATTATTATGGCATTCCTTGATGAAATGAGAAATGCAGGATATAAGAATGTCGGCTTATACTCATATGAGAACTGCATTAACAATTATGTAGATATTTTGAGAGTAAAAGAAGCTGGTTATGCCGTTTGGGTAGCAAAGTATTCAGATGCAGAACCTAGAATTGCCGTTGATTATGATATGTGGCAGTTCGGTGGAAGTGTTAATTATCTTAGAGACGCACAGATTAACGGACAGACAGTAGACCAGAACTATTGTTACACTGATTATTGCACAGACCATGTTGTTGAAGACATTACAGTACCAGACTATGAGCCAGTACCAGACACTAAATACCATAAGGGCGATACAGTTAAGGTTATTAACGCTATCCAGTACGATAATGGTGAGCCATTCAGCACTTACTATGATAAGTACAGTGTCTTATCAGCTAGTGGCAGAAGAGTTGTTATCGGTGTTGACGGCGTAACTACTGCTGCTATTGACGAGGATAACATCAGCCTTGTTAAGTGCATTTATGACAATGACAATGACGTCAACACGGATACAGTAAGTCGTGGTGACGGCAAGAAAGTCAGAGTGCTTGATAACATTGATTATGACGGTGCAAGATTTGCGGTATATTATGATGAATATGATGTAATTGAAGAGGACGGAGACAGAATTGTTATAGGTATCGGCACAACAATCACAGCCGCTGTAAATATTGCTAACCTTGAATTTGTCGGCGGTACAAGTTCTGATGATGCACCTACAGATATCCCATTCAGTGAAGATATTGAAGGGGGTAGCACGGTGAGATTTGTCGGCGATACTGATTATGACGGCACAGTTATTAAGGCTTGGTTTGATGAGTATACAGTATCAGAAAGAAGCGGAGACAGAGTTGTGCTTGTGCATGACGGAGAATTATTCGCAGCAGTCAATGTAACTGATTGCGAATTAGTGTAATCTTAATAAAAATACCGGGAGTGTAATGCTCCCGGTAATATTTTAATTATTCAAATCTATCATAACAGCTATAACAGCAGGAATGGTTGTTATGGTTCCGTTTGTTTTCTTAAATTCCATACCACCCTCAAGAAGCGTTCCGTACATTGTCACATTATCACCAACAAGCAAATTATAATCAAAATCGTCTCTATAATATGTCAAAACAACAGTATCATCATTATTGCCATCAACAGCTAAATAATAGCAAGCAATATATTCACTAGATTCTTCACCAGTATGCGTATTTCCGTCTTTATCTTCGACCTCTCCATCATATTTTAATTCCGCTACAATATTGCCTGTCAACTTGAATTCTTTATCAATATACTTATTAGGTGTACGCTTGAGCATTTCAACAGTTATATCATCAGGATATACGCTCTTATCTCTTGATAATAATGTTTCTTGTTCTGTCTGGACTTCACTGGTACTTTCAACATTACTATCAGAAGCACCATTCTGACACGCTACAAGGCTCAATAAGCACATGACAAGCATAATGCTTACAATTCTCTTTTTCATAGGCAAATCCCCCTTAAATTTAATTTAACTAATCATATCACAATATGCATAATTTGTCGAATGTTGTCGAAATTTGCGATATCTTTAAGTTGATTTTTACATTATCAGTATTTATAATAATAATTGTCCGAGAGAGTTCGGACGAAATCTTCAAGTTTCGGCTAGGTGGCACTGTTTGATTGGCGTTGGCAGTGTCACCGCTGAAAATTGTTAATCTACTGGGGGTAGGTTGACATACAAGAACAGATGTTCTATAATAACACCATCGCTACCAGTGTTATATCGTGCAATAAGGGGGATATATGGAGAATGAGGAATATAAGCAAAAGATTATCGGATTAATAAAAAATTGTAATAGTAACAATTTTTTGAAATTTGTATATGAATTAATTTTATCTTTCAAAAAGAAATGGGACGTTTAACGCCCCTCTTTCTCATACCAATAGGCTATATTGTCAAATATAGTTTGTTGGTGTTCTTTATTGAGTTTTATCAATTTCTTAACACTATCTAACAATTCTTTATCTGACATTAAGTCGGGAATGATATCAACATTATCAGTAGATAAATTATCTTCCCACCCCATTAAATATGATGGAGAAATATCAAGAATCTGTGCAGCAATCTGAATTTTATCACTTGGAATGTTTGTTACTGCATTGTTTTCATACTTATATAATGTCTGCTTAGAAACGCCCATTCTCTTAGCTAACTCTACTTGTGACATTTTATTAAGCTCTCTTTGCTCCTTAATTCTGTCTCCAACAGTTTTAATCATTAGTGTTTCCTCCTTTCCTATTGGTAACTTGATTATAGCACAAAAAAGTTACAAGTCAAGAAAAAAATAACTTGACAAGTTACTTTTGCGGTGTATAATAAGAGTAACTTCAAAAGTTACGAAGTTAGAAAGGAGATGAGATAATGGTTGATACAAATAAACTTCGTGGGATTATTGCTGAAAACGGAAAAACGCAGACAGAAGTTGCACAAATGATAGGCGTAACGCCCAAGACCTTCTATCTGCGAATGCACAAGGGCGTTTTTGGCAGTAACGAGATTCAGATTATGATTGATAATTTGAATATTGAAAATCCTATGGAGATTTTTTTTGCAAAGAAAGTAACTTCATAAGTTACTAGGAAGGAGTAGGAATGACAGGACCTTTTTCTATAAGTGGAGATGATGAGGAACGGACACTAAGAGATTATGTTGAATGGTTTGCGCTTGGACTTGCCTACAATGCGGTAAATGGTGAGAAAAACGAAGCATTACAAAGTGAATGCAAAATACTCGATTCTCTCACCAACGCATTGAACGCTATAAAGCTTTAACGAAAAGGATTAGATATAACTTCTACCTTAGCTGGTTTGTTATCAATAGTAGACATAAATTCATCATAGTATTTGCGGTACTCAATTTTGAATTGTTCAACACTGTCTTGATAACCCAACAACTTAGCAATAGCGTATCGGTCAGCAAGTTGCTTGCTATCCATATTTTTCACCTCTTTTCTATTAGGATAAGAGGATTATAGCACAAAGCACAAACAGGATAAATGATTAGAAAACAACGAATGAATTAGAATTTTTGATATTGATGCAATAGAAAAGTGATGGTAGCGGTAAATAGTTACAAACTTTTATTCAAACATCATTAGTTCTTTTTGACAGGGATAGCGCCCTGTTCGTATCAAGTGTGAATTACCTACCGATTGGCAGTTTTGTCTTTAGCATATTTATTTAATTCTATTGATATAGAAATAAGAGTATACAGGGTGCAGAAGTCTAAACCACAGAAGTATGAGCCGACCACTGATATACACAATGCTATGACAGTATCCATACAATCTCCTTTCGGAAAATGTCTACCATCACCTCTCTATTGTATCAATAAACATAAAGTTCTACAAGCTACAGCAGATAGGAATGAGTGGAATTGCTCAAATGCACCTTAAAAGGAATATATCGCACAATATTTAGAAAGGAATGTTTATGGAGTTACATATTTTTAGCAATTCAGAGTTCGGAGAAATCCGAACCATTACTAAAGATAATGAACCTATGTTTTGCTTGGTTGATGTGTGCAAGGCATTGGAAATATCAAATGTAAGTCAGCTAAAAACAAGACTTAAAGAAGATGGGGTCATTACTAATGAGGTAGGGGTACAGACAGGCATTAAAGCTGATGGCACTCCAGCGATTCAGAAAGTAAGAATGAACTTTATCAACGAGAGCAATCTTTACAAGACAATCTTTCAGAGCCGTAAAGAAAGTGCAGAGAGATTTACAGAATGGGTTACAGGAGAGGTGCTTCCATCAATCAGAAAGACAGGAAGTTACAGTAAGCCTTTGACAACATCTGAACAGATTAGATTATTGGCACAGGGCAACACAGAACTCACAGAGAGAGTTGATAAGGTTGAAGATAAGATAACCAGTATCGAAGAAGAAACTCCGCTTTACGGCTGTGAGATTGAAGAAGTGCAGAAACATGTTAGAAAGAAAGGAATTGAAGTACTTGGCGGAAAGGACAGCAATGCGTACAAAGACGGTGGTATTCGCGGTTCAGTATATTCAGATATATACAAGCAGTTAAAACGCGAATTCGGGTGCGTGGCGACATACAAGAGTATTAAAAGAAAATACTTGGCTGATGTACACGAATTCATCGACACCTATTTGTTGCCAATAGCACTTGCCGAAGTGGTACATGATACAAACATGTAGGAGAAGATATGAAAGAAAAGATAATTAACATATCCGCAACACTGGCAGGAATTAGCCTTATAGCGTTGATTCTAAGACCGGTACAACCGCAAGCTAAGATTAATCAGCAGAGTGCAGTGTTAAGCGAATGCTACAACTCACATGTTGATTATAAGGTTGAAACTGGAGAGATAAGTGTTGATGAATATGAGTTATCGCTCATGGCACATTTGCTGATGGGTGAATGCGGAGCGACATGCAACGATGATGAAATGCTATATCTTGCAGGAGCCGTTGTTTTGAATCGGGTACAAAGTGAGTATTTCCCTAACAGCATTGAAGAAGTTATCTATCAATCAGGGCAATACCAATGCACAGAACTTATAAACAGCGGATTCTATAAAGAACCAACAGAAAGGTGTTGGAGAATAGCAGAAGAATTATTAATAAGCGGATATGACATACCTAGCAATGTGTTGTATCAAGCTGAATTTAAACAAGGTAGCGGTGTTTATAAGAAAGTGCAGAACATGTACTTTTGCTACAAGTAAGGAGTGTTTATGGAAGCAAGGATAAGAGAAGAAATGTTCAACTTAGGTATTCTCTCTAATAAAAGAGGTTACATCTACATAATCGAAGCTGTTAAACGTTTTAATTCTTCTATGACAATGAAAGAAATTTACAGCAGTATTGCTAAGGCAACAAATAGGCCACCAGCATCTATTGAAAGGTCAATCGGAACAGCCATTAAATCGGCTGACCATGATTTATCAGCATGGAAGAATTATGATTGCCTTACAACAAGAGGATTTATCACAACGATGTATTACAGATGTAAGGAGAATGCCAATGAGTAGCATAAAAAGAATTATTAAGCTGAACAGAAACAGGCAGAGAGCTATAAAGGAAAAGGATTTTAGAAAATTCTATACTTTCAGCTGCAAAATCCATCTGATTGAAAGAATGGATAAAGTACCAATAGGAAGTTACATATTAAAGTAAGGAGAAGAAAGAAAATGGAAAATGCAATTAATAACAATATCACATTAGTAGGAGTGGTTGAGAGAGAGCCAGAGTATTCACACGAAGTACTTGGTGAGGGGTTTTATGTGTTCATGCTCAAGCGTTCAAGAACAAGCGGTAACAAGGATACATTACCAGTAATGATATCGGACAGACTTGTTGATATCAGAGAAATCAAAGTAGGACAGGCTGTCACGGTTTTAGGTCAGATAAGGAGCTTTAACAGGCATGTTGATGATGTGAAGAGCAAGCTGATTTTATCTGTATTCGCAAGAGAACTTAAGATACTGACACAGGACGCAACCGAACTTCCATTTGAAGAAAATATCAATACAGTTATGCTTGACGCATACATCTGTAAATCACCTATATACAGATGTACTCCAAAGGGTAGAGAGATTGCAGATATATTAGTTGCAGTTAACAGACCATATGGCAAATCAGATTATATTCCATGTATTGCATGGGGAAGAAATGCGAGATTTGCAGGTGGGCTTGAAGTTGGAGAACACATTCAGATTCAGGGAAGATTTCAGAGTCGCGAATATTCCAAGAAGATAAGTGACAATGAAGTTGAGACACGAACTGCATATGAAGTATCAGTAAGCAGGATTGATTACGCAGAGGAGGGCGAAGCTAATGTGTAGTGATATTACAGTTAGAGATTTAGCAAGTATGGCTATTGATGAAGATGTTACATGCCAGATATGGACACCACAGCAGGGAACAGTATTTAACGGTTCGTTTGAAGAAGCTAAGTATTCAGCCTATGCGGATAGGGAGATTGATAACTTCCAAGTTGAAGATGGCGTATTTGTTATGAATATATAATAAGGAAAGGATATTGTTTATGAGAGCAACTTTAAAAAGAGTAGTATTAGAAAACTTTATGTGCTATGCACACGCAGAATTTGATTTCTATGCCATTACAAAAATTATGGCTAAGAACGGTGTCGGCAAATCAACAATAGCCACGGCATATCTGTGGTGCTTGTTTAACTGCGATTATGAGTTAAAGGATAATCCAGTAGTCAGAAGAGAAATTGACGGAGTATCTGTTGATGATATGGACACAAGCGTTGAACTTACACTTGATGTTGACGGAAAAGAAATAACTATGAAGAAAGTGCAGAAGCGTACCTACAGCAAGGACGGCAGTTCATGCAAAGATGATAACAAGTATTTTATCAATGATGTACCTAAGACATTAAAGAATTTCAATACATACCTTGATGTTGATATGAATGTATTTAAGATGTGCAGTAATGTGAACGCATTTCTTAATCAGAAACCGGCAGAAATGAGAGAATACCTATTCAGCCTTGTAGGAGATGTTACAGACCTTGATATAGCTTCACAGAAAGCCGAATTAGCCGAGTTAGTTCCTTTACTTAATAAATATACAGTTGAAGAATTATCCGCTATGAATAAGGCTACCAAGACCAAGATTACAAAGGATTTGCCTATTCTTGACGGACAGATTAAGGAAAAGGAAAGAGATATTCAGCTTAAACAGGCTATTGAAGTATCTGACCTTGAATTACAGAAAAACAGCCTGAAAGAACAGATTGCTGATTGCGTGGCAAAGCAGACTGACAATGATAAGCTGATGGCTGAATATGACAAGGCTAGTTCGGATATTCTTAATCTCAAATTTGAACTTAGCGATATGTCACGCAAAGCTAATGAAGCTAATGTTAAGGCTAGGCGAGAGATTGAGAACAAGATTTCTGATAAGCAGTTTCTTATTAGGCAGACAGAAAAGACTATTGATGATTGTGAGAACCAGATTGATAGCAGTAAACACCATTCTGTTGTGCTTAATGAAAGCATTGAAAGTTATAGGAATCTATATAGGAACACACACAGCCTTAAATTTGACGAGAGTAATCTTGTTTGTAGCTATTGCGGGCAGGAATATCCAGAAGATAAAAAAGAACAGATTAAGGCAGACTTTGAAAGCAAAAAAGCGGCAGAAATTGAGAAAATAACAAATCTCGGAAACAATGCGAAGAGTGAATTAGATAAGGAAAGTGAAACTATTGCCAGCCTTGAAAATGAACTTGTTGAACATAGAAAGAGCCTTGTAATGCTGAATACGGCTATTGCAGGCCTTGAAAAGCAGTTATCAGAACTTCCACAGGAGATTGATGTATCAGCCACCGAGGAATACAAGGCGCTTGAACAGAAGATTGCTGAAAAAGAAGAGGCTATGCACAAGGCTAATGATATTTCAGCAGTTAAGGCAGAATTAAAAGCACAGGAAACAGCTTTAAGGCAGCAGTTAGCAGAATGTGAAAGTCAGATTGCAAAGTCCGATACGGCGGCAGATGAACAGCGACTTGAAGAATTAAAGCAGACAAGGATTGATTCTGAACAGAATAAGACTAATGCCGAGAAAATTCTTGATTTACTTGATGAATTAGACAAGGCAAAGAATGAAGCCTTGACAGAAGCGGTAAACAGCCATTTTGGGTTAGTTAAGTGGCAGTTATTTGAATATGCCAAGAACGGTAATTACAAGAGTTGTTGCATACCCACTGTTGACGGAAAGAGCATTTTAACAACTATGAGCAACAAGGGTAACAGGATTTTAGGCAGAGTTGATATTTGCAATTCTATTCAGAAGATTAGCGGTATGTCAGTGCCTATTATTTTAGACGATGGTGAGAGCCTTAGTACGGATAATCAGAAGAAAGTTGCTGAAATGGTAGATAGTCAGTTGATTATGCTGATTGTTAATGATAGCGAGAAATTAGAGATTGTGGAGGGATAATATGACTTCTATATTAGAACGCTCATTCAATTTCAATGGCTTTAACTGTTATGTGATAATGCGGCATATGGGCGACAACTGTTACAGATGTGGATATGTGCAGGTTTCCAAAAGGTTGCCTATCAATACAGCAAGTATAAATTGCCACGGCGGCATTACATATGCAAACAAAGAAGCACCTAGTCCGCTTGAAATTGATGATAAAAACAAGTGGTACATTGGATTTGATTGTGCTCACGCATTTGATACTACGGATTTTTGGACTGTAAGCAGGGTTAGCAACGAATTAAGACAGATTGTCGGTCAGATTTTAAGTGGAGAAAGGTAGGAAAGTAATTATGGCAGAGAATACACAGTTAGTTGAATATGAATCAAATGGAGAAATGGTAAAAATTTCTCCAACAATGATAAGAAGATATCTTGTAAATGGCGGCGGTAATGTATCTGACGGAGAAGTAATGATGTTTATGTCATTATGCAGATACCAGCACTTAAATCCGTTTTTGAGAGAAGCATACCTTATTAAGTACGGAAGTAACGACCCAGCCACAATAGTTACCGGAAAAGATGTTTTCACAAAGAGAGCCAATGCAGACCCACGATATAAGGGAAAGAAAGCAGGAATCGTTGTAATTAAAAAGGACGGAGCTGTTGAAGAGCGAGAGGGAACAATGGTTTTACCTAACGAAACTATCGTAGGTGGCTGGGCAAAAATCTTTATTGACGGAAAAGAGGACGAGTATCAGTCGGTAAGTTTTGGTGAGTATGCAGGAAGAAAAAAAAATGGTTCGCTTAACAGCCAATGGGCGAAAAAGCCAGCCACAATGATTAGAAAAGTAGCTGTTGTACAGGCTTTAAGAGAAGCGTTTCCAGATAGATTTCAAGGTTTATATGCACAAGAGGAATTTCAAAATATATCAGATGTAAAACTTGATACAGAAAAGGTTGTTGCTGATGAAATCAAAGAAAACGCAAATAGCGTAGATTTTGACGAGGACAACATAATTGATGTAGAGCCGACCGACACGGCCGACAAGCAGTCAGAGGAGCTACCGCCGTTCATGCAGAGCGAGGAGGGCTGATATGAGAGTAATTTCACAGGACGGAACAATTGATATGTCATATGAAGAGGTGATTATTCAGAGATTCAGGTCAAGAATTTATTTTCTGAATAAAAACTTAACAGGCGTTGAGTCACTTAGTGATGACATGCAAATTGCTGAGTATTCCACCGAAGCAAAGGCAATTAAGGCTATGGAAATGCTAAGAGAAGCATATATCGGTATGCCTATCGTAATGCAGAATGTTGATATTTCAGACGATGTGGCAAAGGAATTTGAAAGATTAAAGAAATGTGGCATTATGGTGCAAGCAGAAAATCAGCCGTCAAAAGTAGAGTATGCCAACAATGCTGTTTTTCAGTTCCCACAGGATGATGAAATCGAGGTATAAGTATGTCAGTTGAAGAAATCCGTAAATGCGATAGATGTGGAAAGCCTTTTGAGTACAGTTTGTCTAAATGGGCTGGATATTTTAAATATGGTATCAAAAAAGAAAATCGACTGTGCTTTCATTCGATGTTTTATGGCAATCCAGATGGCTATTCATATGTAGATTATAGATACGACCTTTGTGCTGATTGTACAGAAAAATTATTATTGTTTTTGCGAAGTAGCGAGTAAAGGAGAAGAACATGCGATTGCATTGTATAGCAACAGGAAGTACAGGTAATTGCTACACCTTAACTTCCAACAGCGGAGAAACACTTATCCTTGATTGTGGAATACCGATTAAGGAAATTAAAAAAGGCTTGAATTGGCACATAAGGGGGATAAAGGGTGTGATTATAAGTCACACCCACCTACCCTAGACCATAGCAAGTCAGTAAACGATTTTAAGTCAATGGGAATACCGATTTATGCACCATATTTGAAGATTGATTATATGTCAATGAATATGGGTGGATTTACAGTAAAACCCTTTGATTTAACAACAATAGACGGAAATTGGACACATACCAATGCAGACGGAACACCTTGCCCGATATTCGGATTTCTGATTACTCACAAGGAAATGGGAAGAATGCTTTATATAACCGATTGTGAACTAATCAAATGGAAGTTTAGAGACATAAACCACATTCTCTTAGGTGTGAATTATGACAAGGATCTAATCGACAGGGATAACACAGGCAAAGCTAATCATGTATTCAGAGGTCATTTAAGTATTGACACAGCTTGTGATTTTGTTAAAGCAAATTATTCAGACAGCTTGCAGAATGTCATAATGTGCCATTTATCGAGCGAAAATGCCGATAGAGATAGTTTCGTTGAGAAAATGAAGAAAGTTGCTTGTGGGGCGAATGTAGATGTTGCAGTTGCAGGGAAAAGTTGGGATTTGAAAAATCCTAGTGAATGCCCTTTTTAGAAAGGAGAATAAATGTTAAAACATCTTAAATTTGCCATGTGATTGGTGGAAAATATAATTTTAATTGCCACCTATATTTAAGTGATATTGCTATTGAGGGATACAAAAATATAGGTTGCAAAGTCAAAATTTTGCTTGATTGAGAAAGGAACAGTAATGGAGAGATTGACAGATAGCAATAAAGAAATACCAACATTGGTTAATAATGCTGAATATTGGCTGAAAGTGTATTTTAAGCTGAAAGATTATGAGGACTTAGAGGAAAGAAGGAAGCTAATCAAGATACCGCCTGAAGCGTACTGTATTGTGGATTTTGAGGTACGAAAGGGTTTTGTGTTAGAAGAAACATATCATATAAGCAGAAAGCCTTTGTTAGTTGTTCGATACGACGATAACTCTCTTAAAAGTCATAGCGGATACTTGGGGATTTCAGTATTCCTCACAAAATCCGAAGCCGAAGCAAAACTGAAAGAATTGAGAGGTAAAAATGAATAAACGAAAAGCAATACCTAAAAAAGTGAGACAATCTGTATATCTCATGTATAACGGACATTGTGCTTATTGTGGCACAGAAATAGCTTACAAAGATATGCAAGTAGACCATGCAACACCGCTTAGGATAGGTGGAGCAGACGACATTTCAAATTACATGCCAGCTTGTAGGAGCTGCAACCACTATAAAGCCACTTTAGATGTCGAGGGATTTCGAAGGTATCTTTCAGAAATACATAAAAGGCTTATGCGTGACAGCATACCTTATCAAGTGGCGGAGCGGTTTGGAATCGTTAAGTATGTGTCTGACGATGTAAAATTCTATTTCGAAGAATTGAGAGGTGGAGAAAATGAAAGTAGTAATTGACATACCTAACGATTTCACAGGAGATTATATCGTTGACAAATTCAAAGATTTCTTTTCAAGGGTTATTGCAGATATTGATTGCAATGGTATGTGCGGTAGATACGAGAAAGAAATCGCTGAAATGTTTTTAAAGGCATTTGATGATAGTGAAGAAAAAATTTTTTGCAACTGCCAGCACAACAGCAATTCAAGAGATAGTGAGCCTTGTTGCAGATGTGATAGCAAAGTTTCAGAAAATGATGATACAAAAAACAAAGTTACATCTCTGGAAATTATCGTAAGGATGATAGACAACAAGCCATATTACGAAATCAAGTACAAAAAAGTCGGCGAAGATTATTACCAGGTAGGTTACAGCTCATTCAATATTGATAATGTATTGAAATGGCGTGATGATTGTTTTGAACTTGTTTATGTGAAAACAACCCATGCCGACAGGATAAGGAATATGTCGGATGGAGAGTTAGCAGAGTTTCTTGTAACTTTTAAGAACACATTCGGCGAAGAATACGAGGGAGAAACTAGTTGTATGGATTGGCTTCAATCAGAAGCAGAATAGGAGAGAATATGGAAGACAAATACTTACACAAGGCAAAACGAACCGATAATGGAGAATGGGTGCAAGGCTATTTAGTGTACGATAAAAGGGATAAGATGTACAGAATAATTACTGAAATTAACTATTCTACAGGAACTTGCTTAACAGCAGATAATGCTCCAAGAGTTGATTCATCTACAATCTGTCGATGTACAGGTTTGAAAGATGAAAACGATAAACTAATCTGGGAGAATGATATTCTGCATAATGGAAATTATTTCGTTGTCAAATGGAATGCACCTTGTGCAAGATTTGATATTGTATTAAATAATTCATGCAACATTCCAATAGGA